TTATCCAGTATATTTGCATAGCACTTCATGCGGAACGTCATATTCCTTGCACCACTCCTCTAATTTTGCTTTTCGTTCCGGCGAAACAGTGTACCACAATAAAATTGGCTCCCCTACTCCTTGTTTTTGCATCACCCGAAATAAAGAAGCATATTTCTTGATTTTGCTTCGATTCTTTACCATTTTTTGCTGGACATCCACTTCCACAAAATACGTCATATCATGATAAGTGAATCGGGCATCAGAGATAATGCTATATTCTTTCCCATTTTCCTTCCACGTCACCGGACATTCTACTCGCCAGTCTTTTGGATAGTGGTAAAAGATGTACACATCGTTCCGCATGAGGTGGTGTTCGATTTGACTGTTCTTTCGAAATTCTCGATCGGAACCAACCGCTTCCCGCCCTTTTTTATTCAGGTAGTAAGCGTATTCGCCTAAATAGACATGATTCAAGTATTTCCGCATCCGGTATAAAATCCGATTCATCATGCGGACATCCGAAATGCCTAGTATCATTTGTAATTGGCTGCGCTTTAGGCAACCCAATTTATCCAAAGTGAACAAAATCTTCTGTTCCCTCATTTTTGCCTTTTCTCGGTTTTGCAACTTGATACCTCCCTAATCGTTTCATCATTTCTTCGTCGTCAATCAGCGGTGTTTGTACGATCTTCATTTCATGCGTTTTGATAATCGCCCGCCCCGGAAAAGCACTAGGTAATTTTTCCGCGCCATAATCGTCTATTGCTACTTGTGAAGCATATCCCGTCGGCAAACGAAACGATATTTTTATGTCAGCATTTTGTTTGATCTGACGCGGCAACGTATCCGCAGTGGGATATTGCGTACAAAACACAAGCCGGAATCCAAGTGCGCCGCCAATACGAGCGACTTCCGAAAGGACGTTTTGACAATAGGAAAGAATGTTTTTCATGGTCTTGTTCATGTGTGGTTCGGGAACAAGTTGCGCTGCTTCATCGACAATGATGAATAGACGCTTTTTATACGGACTATGCACGACATTCGTCCAATGATTTTGTTTGAATTCGGTCATTTTTTGTTCGAGTAAAGACTTTACCTTCTCTAATACTTCTAACGCCTCAAATGGGTCGCTAGCCACGTCGATGACTTGCCGTAAATAGCGATAACGTTCAAATTCAAGTCCGCCCTTCATGTCGATGATAAAGAATTCCACATCTTCGGGATGGTGTTCAATTAAATATGTCATCATAACCTTGAGAAATACAGTTTTTCCGAATCGAGCTGTTCCAGAGTTCGTCATATGCGGTGTTTTATCAAAGTCATGAAAGTGCCATCCTTTCTCATTCTTCCCAAGCGGCACCACCCACCCTTCTTGGTCGGGAACATCTTTGTACGGCACCAAATCGGGAATAGTGGAACGAAATACATCGACGTAGAGCCATTTCTTGAATGTTACTTCTACCGGAGCGTCTAGTGTAGCGGAGATGATTTCTTGGAGTGGTTCTAATACTTTGGAAGGCAATCCAACTGGGACACGATAGGTGTATCGGTCAAAATTGTCGTGCTGTTCCTTTTTGATGAGCTTCGGATAGACAAATTCTTTCCCTTCGATGGCACCCACTTTCATGTTTTTAAATACCTTCTCGATTGCCATTCTGTTCTTATCATTTTTCCGTGTGCCTACCCACAATGCTGCAGCACTACTGACAAGCGGTATAGCAAACAGTTCCCACATAAAAACCCTCCTAAAAAAGAGAAATTGTTCCAAACAGCAGGAACAATGTAATCATTGATGTTATCGCATTTTTCTCGTACCAACCATCGTTCCAGCGTGGGCTTATGGTTAGGCCTCACATTAAGAAAGAATTAGACAACATACGAAAGAAATAGAACAAGCTAGCCATGATTCCAGCGTTCATTCCAAGTGTCAGTACAAAGAGCACCTTTTCCGCGTCCACTAGTCCCTTGTTCTCTGCAAGGGCCATTCCGACGAAAACAAGCCCTGTACCAATGATTCCGATCATCTGTTACACCTCCTTATAGGGATAGTGAACTCGTCTTCGTCGCTTTCCAATAAATAATGCAGCAATAACGGTCTGGATAAGGTGACGTATTCCACATCGTCAAAGTAGCCTAATTCCTTGCCTATTTCTTCGTAAATTGAGTAATAGCCGCTGTATTCTTCATCATCGACTTCAAAACGCTTGATGTAGTTAAAAAGGATGTTCTTTTCTGCTTTGGTATTTGCAGATTCGTACAATTCGCGAAGATAAGCGGAGCTATGGAGATATGGAGTGTGGCGCAAATACTCAAAAACAGCGCTTTTTCTTCGTTCCAACCATCATTCCTCCCTTCGTTCTTGATACAGCATATGACGAACAGCTTGGGAGATATGACTTTTAATTTCCCTATTTGGGAACTAAAAATTCCTTGCAGGAATATAACGATACAAATGGAATGAATGATATGGGTGATATAGATGAAGCATCAAATAGAGGAATTTGAGTTAGAAAGCCGAATCGGGGAATGGTTAGAAAAAAGCGGGTATCGGAAGGATTATGTAGCCAAAAGATTGGGGGTAGGGATACGGCAGCTAAACAAATACATTAATGGGGACAGTTTTCCGTCTGTGCCGCGTTTGTTTATGATGGCGGAACTATTCGGATGTACGGCAGATGATTTGTACAGAAAAAAAGCCCCTAAACCGTAGGGGCTTCTTGCCATTCTGCAATCATTTGTTCCGTTTGTTTTAGACCATCAAGCCAATATTCCACGAGTTTCACGCCGTCAATCAGTTCTATATTTAACCCTTCAGCAAACTTGCGGGCGTTTTCGCTAAAGGAACCGGTTGTGATGACATATCCACCTTTCGCTCCCTGCTTCACCATGTTGGAATGTAAGCGAGCGATAGGCTCGTAAGACATATCTCCTTCATAACACTTCACTTGGCCTAAATACAACCCATCGTCGCGTCGATGTTCAAAATCCACGCCAAAATCTCCGCTTGCAGGGCTTACCCATGTACTGCCGCCGTATTTCTTTTCCATGACTCGAGCGCAAAAGGTCTCGAATTGTAGCGGGTCCTGTTTAATATATATCCGTGAGTATTTAACGGGCTTCCCGTTTGGATTGTTCTTCTCTTTGCAAAAACGGAGGTAAAGCCCCATAGCGAGTGTTCGTTTCATTTCCAAGCTACTTTCCATCTGTTCGGCAATTAAGGAAGTTTGATATTCATGTCGTCGTTTGGTAATCCAAAAATGAATAGCAGCAACAAGCAATACCATTCCTAGTGCGATTTCTAATACAAACATGATTCCCACTCCTTCTGCTTTAGGATAGGCAAAAAGGAGTGGGATTATACGATCTCAAATAAATTCACTCACTAATGAGGCATCCAATTCTTCTCTAGTCACTGGTGCCGATACACTTGGTTGAACGTTCCACCCTTCCATATCCCTTTGAATGAGCCGTTTGATATAGGCGGAAAAATTAGTCCGTTTCATTGCATGATCGTACAAACTTTTTTGATCGGGGTCATCGAGGTTAAAGGCTACCGGCTTCCTAACGATGTTCATATAGATTCCTCCCCACAGTGTAGAACCCCACGGCATTGGCGTAGATCGGTGCATGATATTGATTATTTAGTACCGGACGGAGTAATTGAGCGTGCGGAAAATATGCTCGTATCGGTGCTAGCAACTGTTCAGCAATGCCGCCGACGAGAAAGACGCTGTCCTCCTTTTTCCAACGTTTTGACATACGGGAGTAAATACCTCGCGCCAACTCATGCAAATCCTTGTTCCGTATGGTATTGAATCCGAAAGGCAGCGTTTCTGAATCACGGTTGACGTAGCGCATATCGAGCAACGTCGCACAATTTACAGTCGCACTACCGACATCAATAATCCGATGAAGCCCCAGCGTGGGATTGCTTAAAAACGCCGTTGCCCCCTCTGCTGCCACTTCGCATTTTGCAATTGTGAATGTCTTTGTTACTCCATTGACCGTTAGAGTATGTGTACCAAGTAACATGTTCTTGATAGCCGCTTTTTCATCTGGCGTGTGCTTACTAATTGGCTGCCCTACTACAATTTCGTATGTCGTGGAATTGGAATAGCGGTGCAGAGCAAGTAACACCCTCATTTTTGCGTCATCATGCGCCTTGCTATCCCCCATGATTGAGCCGCCAAAATCACTCTCGATTAAAGCGAGTGTTCCCGCAAAACCTTTTCTTCCGTTATACTCCCACACCATTCCGTCGCCGTGATTGTTTTCAAGATTGCGTTCTTGGTACTCTCCAATCGCCGCACAAAACTTATCCAAGCCTAACGGACCAGCGACTTTTACCTCACTGTTTCCGGCATCTAAGCCGACAATCATGCTTTCACCTCCGGTAGTTATTCACTAGTGAATCACTAAACAACATTGACAAGCGAGAAGTGATTAACTAGTGATTCACTTGTGTTATAGGTTTATGGTGGATTGCTTGGTTATTATGTCATTAAATTTCATAAAAATATGTCATAAAAATTCACGAAGGAATGAAACATACTGACAGCGAAAACATAAAATGAGGTGTATAGATATGTTTTTAAAAAGTAGAATCGGTGAACAAATTGAAAGGAGCGGATATAGAAGGGATTACATAGCGAAGCAAATCGAGGTTAGTTATCGACAACTAGCCAAGTACATATCAGGGGAAAGCTTCCCAACTGTTCCAAAACTCTTTGCATTAGCACGACTACTTGGTTGTAAAGCAGATGATTTGTACGAAGTATTAGAGGAGGATGTACATGAGTAAATTCGTTAAACTGAACCAACGTTATGCCGTTTTAGAGTATCCTGTCACACTAAAAGAAATGGAGGAAATCTCGAAAGAGTTTCCGAAAACGGAACGCACCTTTTATGAGTATGCGTTCAAGGCGTTGAGAAAAGTCATGAAGGAAGATGAAAAGATTTATTCGTTTAATGTTGCGGATCCGTCATTAACAAAAACCGGATTCATTGTGGTCGGTGAACACAACCTTTATTTTGTGGCGATGAAAGGCGGATTGTTTGGCGGAGCGGAAGCGGAAGTGGTGAAATATGCGGACATCAAGAGTGTGGACTTCGATATAATTAAATCTCCAATCGCTCTCATGAACACGGGTATTATTTATTTAGAAATGAAAGGACTGCTGGGAAGCAAAAAACGCACGATTCGCAATATCCCGGATTATAATATTGATTCCATAGTCAAAGCGATTCGTGAACGAATCAGCGTGAAAGCATAAAAACAGCCCCTCTCAAATGAGAAGGGCTTTTCATATGGAATCATTCTCGTCGTCCTCGTTGAAAAAGGGATATTTCATGAGCATTTTTTGAAATTTACCTTCATCCTTGATCGGAAGCCGACGCTGAGATTTGTAGTAGCATCTTCGGTGAATGATGGTATTTATCAAATCGAGGAAAACCTTATCGTCCGGATGGACAACCTCTGAACACACGGGACAACGCAGTCGGCCGACAATTTCGAACATACCTACTTCCTCCTAAAACAGCATTCATTCGATAAATACCACATTGAATTGTAACTTCCTGCTTTTATTTCCATGGTAAATAACTATATAATTTTCTTGTACTAAATACTAAAAAAGGGGAGGCATTTCATGAGACACTTAAAAGCATTGGTTTCTGTTGTTGCTGCTTTGATTTTTATGCTTGTTCCAATGAGTGGAACAACTAATGCCGCGACAAAAAATCTGTACGTCCACTTTATTAATATTGGACAAGGAGATTCTATCTACATTAAAGCGCCAAACGGTGAGGATATCCTCATTGATGGAGGAAACAACAGTAAAGGTGATGATGTAGTTGCTTATCTAAAAAAGCAAAAAGTTGATGACATTGAAATCATGATTGCAACACATCCAGATGCAGATCATATAGGCGGTCTTGACACAGTATTATCCGCATTTCGTGTAGAACGAGTTTATGCACCAAAAGTAAGTCATACATCACAAACTTATAAAGATTTTCTAAACGCCGTGAAACGCGAAGGATTAAAAATCAAAACTGCTCAAAAAGGAGTTTCTCTCGGTTTAAAAGGCGTTTCAGCAGTATTCGTTGGTCCGGTTAAATCCTACAGCACAAGCGATACAAATGATTGGAGCGCCGTTCTAAAACTTACATACGGAAAAAAATCTTTCCTATTTACCGGTGATGCTGAAACAAAAGCAGAAGCAGATATGATCGCTTCTAAACAAAATTTGAGAGCTGATGTGTTGAAAGTAGGGCATCATGGCGCAAGAACATCGACTAGCGCAGCTTTCTTGAAAGTAGTGAAACCGACCTATGCAGTTATCAGTGTTGGAAAAGGCAATAGTTATGGTCATCCAACCGCTGAGGTATTAAATCGCTTAAAAAGCTATAAAGTCAAGATTTTCAGAACTGATCTGCAAGGCACAATTATTGCGAAAACTGATGGAACAAATTTATCTTTTAACGTTAAGCCGACAACAAGTGGAACCACACCGCCTACCAAGCCATCAGCCCCATCCTATAAGTTAACAGCTAGTGTAGATAACAAAAATCCTAAACAGAACAGCACGATTCATCTAATCGTTAAAGGACTTCCAAGTGGCACTTATAAAGCAGTTTTCCACTACAAGAGCAAGGACACTGTTTATACTGGTACGATTAACAAACCATTAGCTGTAAAAATCGGTCGTGCTACAAAGGGCTATACTGTTAAAATTGATATAACGGCCACTTATAAAGGAAAAACATATAAGACACAAACTTCATTCACTCCTAGATAAAATGAAGAGGATGTGAACATAAGAGTGAAGTATATTATTGATCGTTTTGAAGGCGATTTGGCTGTTTGTGAAGCTGAAGACGGAAAAATGGTAGATATCGAAAAAAGCAAGCTTCCTAAGAACGCTGATGTCGGTGATGTGATCATATTGGAAAATGGTCATTTTCGTGTGGACAAAGAAGAAACAGATAAACGAAGAAAAGAAATTGAGGATTTAATGAACGAGCTGTTTGAAGATTAAAAACCAAAGCCCCCTCTCGAATTGAGAAGGGGCTTTTCAATTTTATAAGGAAAATGACACAACTTAAACGATGAAACAAAAAAGTACGCAATTCACTCTTTGTTTGAATACATCACCATTGAAGTCGTCGATCCGACCAAAATGGGAAAATATCCAAAAACGCCGAAGCTCAAAATTACAGACTACCGTTTTCGGTAGTCTTATTAATAAATTCGTTTAACTTTATTACCAAATTTCTGTTCCATTTCAGGTATAACGTCATAAAAACTTTTAAATCTATTGGGAAAATGCCCATTATTTGCTTTCATTTTAAGAAATAATTCATTACATTTAGGTAAATCTATCAAACTATATTCACTGTATGCAAAGTATAAAATAGCAAGAGATCCTGCGACCTTTACACCATATTCTTTTGCTCTTTTGCGAGGTGCTTGGTCATCAGTAAATAATACACAATTATTGTAAGCAGCATAAATTAATGATGATGCTTCTCCGTCTCCTAATTTAGCCTTAGTTCCAGGGACATGGGGATATTTTTTGGATAACCTATAATAGTCAGCTAGAGCTTGTCTACCTTTAAGAGTAGCTACAGTCAGCCATCCTTCATCTATTGCATTCTGAACATCTTGAGAAACATCTGGTTTTTTTAAAGCTTCTTCTTGAACAGATACTGTGATTATGGGTATTCCTCTTAATGTTTCTTTTATCAAGTAAAATACATTAGCTTTAGAAAAGTGAGAAAGAACAGTATTGTCTAAAACAGCTGGTCCGTTAATAAATTGAGAAATCATATATCATCCCACTCCATTTCTGTGGGATATTCTCTATCTGCTTTTTCAACTATATGTTGCAAACTCAATTGTAACTCTTCCTCTAAAGGCTTTAAATAGTAATCAATGAACACAGATCGACTAATATTTGCTTTATGGTACACATTAACAAGTAATTCAAAAAAGCTTGGTGAAATATATGATTGTAAAGGAGCAATAAATGGAGCAGGGTCTATACCCTCATCCTCACAAATTTTTCTGGCTCCAATTTTTCCTTTTGTACTTTGCTTTTTATATTTATCAAAATCTTCTCGCGTAATAAATCCTAATGTATATAATCTTAGCGCCATCGCAATAAAACTTACCTGATACTTTGCGCTCAACAAGACGATATTTTTTTTATTAATATATTTTAGATTTTCACAGTCAGTTATAATATCTTCTTCTGGCATCAAAAAATTGGCCGCAAAGAAATCTGCTAGTATTTCTTTTGTATCCTTTTTTTGATAATGCTCTGGGTAACATATATCCATTAATGAATCTTCATCAAATAAAACATGAGATAGTTCATGTGCGGCTGTAAAGTTTTGCTGACCTAGTACTCTTTTTTTATGAATTAACACTAATTTATTATCATCTTTTCTCAGATACATCCCAGTAGCACTAGTTTTCCCTAAATCAATAGTAACTACAAAACAGTTTTCTCTTTCTAAAAAACTAAAAACGGGCTGTCGGATCGGCCCGCTTTCCAATCCATATTTTTGTCTAACGGCAATAGCGCGACTCTTAGCCAACCAATATAAGTTATTGTTTTTATAAATTTTTGAATAGATCTCCAAAACAACCACCCACTATTAGCCGAGACTATCCAAGTATTTTAGTTCCTCAATTTTATTTATAAAATCTAAACCAAAATTAATGGCTTTCTTTAAATCAAGATCTAAGTCACCTTGGGTTCTAAGTCTCGCCTCTACCGATGAACTTTCGGAGATGGTTTCAATCCCTAGTAATGCCAAAGGAGAAACATTAAGCGCTTCAGAAATCGCTTCGAGTTGAAGCTCATTCACCTCTTCTAAACCGTTTTCAAGTCTGAATAACTCTTCTTGCGATAACCCACACAATGATGAAAGCGCCTCCAAAGAGAGACCATTTCTTTCTCTCAATGCTATTAGCTCCTTCCATTTACCGAACAATTGAACCACCTCCTACTCGTCTTATGTAAGAACACCATTTCTTTATTTATTATTTATTACAATCCTATTTTCATTTTATACATAAATCGTTAAACTGTAAACAGGTGATAAGGAGCGAAACAAAAAAACTGCTGCAAAGATAGCTCTTTTGTGGTTTACTTGTCATATGTATGCTTCCGCGTGGATACGGACAATAAAGCAACAGGAAAACAATAGAAAATTAAATAATTTAAGTCCCTCTCTCATGAGAAGGGCTTTTTGCATTATTCTGCCACACAAAAAACAAAAAAGTCCCTGCCAGACGGCAGGGGATACGAATGAGAAGGGACGTTTTTAATATCCTTTTGACTTTAATACTGCTTGCAATTTTTTTCTTGTATCAGGGCCGTATACTCCATCGATTTCATACGGCAAGTACACCATTTGAAATCTACGAACTGCATCCTCGGTTTTCGGTCCGTATACCCCATCCGCTTCCCCACACTTGAAGTAAACAGCATTTAGAGCGTTTTGGAGCAGTTTAACGTCAGGTCCTTTTGAACCGCGCTTTAAGATACCAGAAGGGAGTGGGTACTTATATGCTGACTGAGGTTTTTTAGGCGCATCCGGCTTTGGTGTATATGCATTTTTAGCTTTCCCTAGATTGATAACTTGTCCGACTTTCAAGTTTCTTGGATCCACTCCAGGATTAGCAACAATCAGGTCTTCCACTGTAATTCCTCCGGCCCCGTCTTTATGCGCGATACTCCAGAAAGTATCTCCCTCCTGAATCACATATGTGTCTGGAAGTGGTGAAGGTTTACTCGGAGTTGTCGAACCCTTCCATTGAATTGCTTTTCGATAATCATATACACAGCATGCTTTCCAGCTATACCCTGGCATCTCATTGTGGGACTTATCTTCTTTACCAATGTTGTCAGCCACTAAAGCTGCATGTAATTCGGTAATAGATCGCATAGCTGGTTCAGACAACTTATCGTATCGATAATCGCCAATAACACAAATTCCTAGTGAGAAGTTGTTGCTGTTACCGACGTGATACGACTTTTTAGCGATATCGACGCAGTAATAAATTGCCGCACGATCATTAATTACTTTATTTGGATCGATAACAAATGCATAACCGATTTCTGGCCATCCATTTGTACGAACGTGATAATCTGCAAAAGCTCGAACGTTTGAACCTTTTAAATTTAGTTTCGTGAGGGAATGATGCCATACCCGTGTTGTAATTGCTTTTACGCCGCCATTTCGCATGTTATACTGCCCTTTATGTGGAAGTTTCCCCCTCATATCAATCAATTGTGGTAGTTGTTCGAACTTATATCTCATGTAAATGCCCCCTTTTGATCTGAAAATTAATAAAGAGCAACGTTTCCGCTGCTCTTTACGATAATCCATGTTTCTCTAGAACCTCTTTTTGTTTGCGACCCTTTTTGCTTAAATAGTTGTTTTTCCATGCAACATAGATAGCAAAAATACCGGAAACGACCGCAACAATGTCGTTTGCGAGGTCATCAGAAATCGTCTGATATCCAAGCATATTCAGTACAGCATTGACAACAGTAATAACCAACAAGACAAAACGCGCTACACTTGCTTTATCCATGTCCCTCATCCTTTCAAATAATTGAGTAACGAAAAAATAAAAGTGACCGCCAATGCACTGACGCTCACCCAAAAAGCCCTATTTGCTCGCTTATCATCTTTTATTTCCCTTAGTTCCTTTTCCATATTTTTAAATCTTATTTCTGCTTCTGGCCTCGTAATGAAGTTTGTTGTGAATGTATCAAGTTTCTTTTCAATTCTTTTCAACCCTTCCGTCAGCGATTCCAGTTGGGTTTCTAATTTTGCAATTCTTTCGTAGTCTTTTTGCTCCAACGGAAAAACCTCCTTGAATCAAAATAAAAAAGCCCTATTCAGGGCTTCGGATTAGGTTATCTTGACGAAACACTACCGCCGAGAAAAACCACGGGTTTCCGTAAGGATGTGAATTTGTCGCAGACTTCATCAACCCTTGTTTTCAATAGATGAATTTGACAAATGTTTTGGTGATCGTGGTAAAGGCACTTTTTACAAACCTTTTTAGGATTGCTAGACGCCATAATACCTAGAATTTTCTTAAAAGCGTCTCTTGTGTTCTTCCTCACCTTTATTAACCGTTTTCAAACTATTTAGTATATTCATTATGATACATATTTAGCTACATTTTATCAATCTGTATAACCTTCCGCACGCAACATCGATTGATACGGCTCCGGCACATCAGAAAGTCGTTTCATTCCGTGTTCGGCAAGGTATTCACTGCCCTTAATTGACCGTTTTCTACTTTATAATTCGAGAGATTCATCAACGTATCTTCATTGACCGTGAAAAAGTAATCGTAGTCATAACCAAGCGGAATTAAATTTTTTCCGGCGATAGAATCGACAATGTTCCCGTCTGTATCGACTTTGACATATAACGAATACACGTTACACCACCCCTACGATGGCAAGAAATCCGTTTGGTATTTTCGAATAACACGGCCGTATGCCGCGCAATTCGGGTCGCTTGTTTTCATTTTTAAGTACACCGCGTATGTCGAGCCGTCCGGCGTACCCAAATCAATAACAAGGTTTTTTGCGTCCCCAACATCATCGACGCTCGTTTTCGTTGTGCTTGCTGTGGCAAGAATTTCGTCACTGCCGGCGTGTTCAATATAAATATCCACGCTTGCACCCGTTTGACTGTAATGAACGACTTCGAACACAACGTAACGCGCTTGGCGTGTAAACGTGTAAACTTGACAAATACCTCCCGTTGTAGAGTTTGTCGCGAAATAACGTCCGACGATGGACGTATCTACTAAAAAGAACGGGTCGGAACTGTCGAGTCCAAAGCTAACATTCAATTTTCCGCCTGTAATAAGTGCGTAACCATCGTCGCGCTCCACGCGTATAAGCCCGCGATGTACGTCGATTCCACCGCTTCCGATATGCACGAAACGGTTAAAATCCTCCGGGCTAATATACCAGCTTCCTGTATGGTCATGATAAATGTTTGTGTCGCTATACAAGCGCTTTAATTTTAGCGTCAGATTGCCTTCGTTATCTGTAATATCTTTAAGCGCTTTTTGTACTTGCGAAAAACTCGCCATGTAGTCCGATGCTTTTTTCAGGACATTACCTAGCACGATAGAAGGTGATTTATTGGATTCTGGATAGTCGGTGATCTCCAAGATTCGCACAATAAGGTCAATGTTAAGCGGTTCATAAATCAAATAAATCTCGTCGCCTAGTTCGTATTCATAAAGGGGAACACCGTTATTCAGCAGTTCGGTAACTTCTATTTCAATAGAAACTTCCGGCTCGTCATTGATAACACGTTGAAGTTTTTCAAGTAAAACGGCGGAATTGGTTATTTTGTCATCGTAGTACGGCTTTGCGTGACGAATACCGAATATAGCTGCGTTTGGTGAAGTGTATTCGGCTGTGCAAGTATACAATTCGTCACCTTTACGCAAACGGTAAACATCGAACGTTTTTTCGTTACCCGTTGAAGAACATCGAACCCAACCTTTTGCGGTATTTTTTCCGGTGGAAGGGCGATGATTGGAGTCGTCTCCCTTAAACGTAGCGACAATAGTGTGATTTCCTTCGGGCGCATTACGGAACAAATCAACACTTTTTAAAGTCGGTGTTTTGTTCCATGTACTTACTCTCTCTTTTTTATCTCCGTCAAGAGTAAATTCCCATACTCCGCCTGTATCATCAGCCCAATACCAAAAACGAATACCGGTGCCGGTATAAATCATTTTGAATGTCGCTCCAACTTGCTTCGTGTACCAATACGGGTCGGTTGTGTCTTCCCAAGTTCCTGTTCGATCTTCGAGATTTTTAGACTCACCGCTAATAATGTCCTTTTCTTCGACCTTTTTGCCGTATCCTTTGATATATGTCGAAAGGTTCGATGTATCCACATGCCGTGATAACGTTTTGATATTGTGCCGATAACGAAATTGTGCATCACGCCGTACACCGATTTGATTTTTTAGCGTGACTTGGCGCGGCCCTGTAATTTCAAATTCCGCATCATATCGCTCTAAAATCGTTTGGAATAACGCCAAAGCGTTGTCGTTGCCGAAAGTGTCGAACTCGACGAGATCAAACGCGCCTTGATTCACCCATGTCCAATCGGTGACGCTGAAAACGTGATTCAGCGCTTGGACGATGTTGAGTTTGCCGGAAAGTGTTTCGTATTGAAAATCGTCGATAATATCGAAGAAAACGTGCTGCGCTTCTACATTTTTGACGGGGGTACCGCCGATCGTGCGTTCTTCCATGCGTTTAATTCGGTATTCATGACCGTCATACTCAATAATGGATTCTTCTTGTACAAGGTCAAAGGCATGGGCGTTTCGTTCCGTTTTGAACAAAAGAAAAGAGAGCGAACGTTCTCCGTTCACTCTCCGTTTGCGGGTTAAGTCTTTGTAATCGGTTAGGGCTTCCGTTTGCCCTTGCAGGTTTGTTACGACAAGCATAGATTCACCGCCTTTTGATTAAAGCGTCATTTTATCTACTTCAGTCGTTAATAAAGATTGTTGTCACTATTTTAGCTAAGTTATTGTGTATTATCCTCCTAATAAATAACTGTATAAAAGGGATTTACATTTACATAATATTACATTATCATAGTTTAAGAAAAATAAATCTTATAAAGGGTGTGGTAACTTTGCAAAAAAATAGCAATGATCGATTGCTTTGGCTTGATTCCTTAAGAGGAATTGCAGCGCTTATGGTAGCAATATTCCATTTTTGGATGTACGCAAGACTTCAAGTTAAAGACGAAAATTCTGTTGATAAATTCTTTGAGTTTTTTACTTATGATTATTTTGATATAGGAAAAATCGGAGTCGTTCTCTTCTTTGCTATTAGTGGATTTATCATTCCCTACAGCCTGTTTAGGTATAAGGATAATCATATGGTTAGATTTATCATGAGCCGTTTCTTTCGCTTATATCCTGTATACTGGGTATCTATTTTGTTAGTCTTACTTTTGATAAACGACCATCCAAACATGTTTAATGTAATAGCGAATATAACAATGTTTCAAAAATTTATTGGCCAGCCAGATTTACTTGGTGTTTATTGGACTTTACAAATTGAACTTATTTTTTATTTTATTTGTGCAGCTCTTTTTATCACCAAACTATTACAAAAGCATACCACCATTTACTTTTCGGCATATTTTTTCATCTGTGTTGCTTTTGTATTAAGTGTCGCAAGATATATTACGGAAATTAAATTGCCAGTTGCAGTTCCATTAGCTTTATCCATCATGTTTTTTGGAATACTTTGGATGCGCCTTCATTTTAAGCAGGAAGGAATAAAGAAAAAACAAGTTTATACTGTTTTGTTTGTTATCTTGGGAATGATTGTTCCAATTAGTTTACTTGCATATAACAAAGACTATGGATACGAAGAATCATGGTACAGATATACCTTATCTTATTATACTGCAATTGGTATGTTTGTTTTATTTACCACTAAAGTAAAATTAGTGAATCCAGTTTTTATTTTCCTCGGGAAAATCAGTTATTCATTATATCTAATGCACTTAATCGTCAGCGCCCTTATTTTTGAACACTCTTTGTTCGGACATGCAATTAAAAACATTTATTTACTTATGGCCATTTCATTGATTATCTCATTGATTACATCGACCATCACCTACTATTTAGTTGAGAAACCTTTTATTAAACTTGGCAAGAATTTGGTTAAAAAAATAACAACTACTTCGAAGGATAATTTATCGAAAGCAGTTTAATTTTCAAAAGGGCGTAAGATTAGCACGCCCCTTTTTTTGTAACACCTAATAGTTGTTTAACACAATAACCCTTTTCTTTATTGTTTAAGTCTAAAGTTGCTATTTCCGACTTTTACAAATTCGTAAATTTTCTCATGCCTGTTGTTAGCTTTATCGATCACAAATGGTGTGTTGTCTGGCAAAGTTAAACCAGTTCCTGGGTTGATAGTAATCCCCCCTGATGTTGAGCTACTTTGGAAACATATAAAGAATTTCGTTCCTGCGGGATATGAGGTAGAATCCAAACCGTTAATCGTGATTGTTTCTCCTGAAAATGCTCTGTATAAAGCGTTTGGTGTTACCTTAAGTCCATCAATAATCCCGTCAGTTGCTAAATCTATAAGGTTAATATTTGTGTGCAACTCATTACTTTCCTCTGCTCTTATCGACTTTAAAACACCTGCTACCCGGTTAACCCCATAGATAGATGTTGTCGTTACCGTTTTAACAATATCATTTGATACTGTGTTACCCATAATGGTGTTATCGTTGATATAAATATTGGTACAATCCGAATAGCCACTAACCGTTTTAATAAATACCGACCTACCATCATTATTTATGATTTGATTGTTATTGATGTCGATGTAATGACAGTTTCCTTCAATAAGAATGCCATTATGAATATGTTCCATTTCCGGTTGTGTGGTTGCGTAACTGCCGTTTTCGGAAATGATGTTTCCAGTAATGATGCTGTTTTTTACGCCACTTTGACTATCTTGCGTTCTGCTCCAATCGGCTTGTAGTCTTACACCTGAATACTTGTTCTTTCTAATGTTACAGCCAATTATGGTGTAGAGCGACCCGTCCATTAGAACTATACCATGTTCTTGGTTATTAAAAGCTGTACAGTTTTTCACGATTACTTGTGTTGCGTAATGCAAAGCAAAACCGCTAAAGTAGTTATTGTGACCGTTGTTATTCGCTCGACAATCTGTAAATTTAATATCAGAAACAATGTTATTCGGGCCATTAAGGGAATTGGTTAAAAATCCATGATTATAATTGTCATTCGCCGTACATGAAACAAAAGAAACTCTAGCAGTTGGTTTATCCGTATCCCCATATACCACAAAACCATTACCTAAAGGATTTCCGTTTGCACGGCAATTTTCTAAAACAATATTTGTGCCATTAATTGCACATGCCGAACTCATAAAATCTTGGCGACCACTATTCAAGAACTCGCAATTTTTAGCTGAGGAGTTGTTAGCTTTCCGAAAATGTAAACCATACTTCGTTGCATTTTTAAATGTACAGTTAATAAATTTCACATTCGCACTTCCATCGACTAAGAACGATTCCATCAGTAGATTGTTTCCATCAAATGTAAACCCTTCGATGATAATATCATTTTCGTTGGTGTTAATGTAAGCAGTATTAACAAGCGCTTTCAGCGTAACACCATAGCCAATATACCTTTTGTCCCCTTTGAATTTCAAAGGAGAATCTAATTGATACTCGCCCGCTGGAATTGTTATGATTTTACTCGCGCTGTCAAAGGCTTGTTGAAGTGTCGAATATTTAGAACTTACATCCGAAATCCCGAATAAAATTCCAATTTCATTCGAATGTGAGTCAAGACGGTCTTTTAGTGTCGCGTGTGTTATATTCGTTCTCGAATCATACCGCGCGTCAACAATTTCTGTATTGCTACTTCCTGCATTTGCGACAATATTATCAATGCGCGCATCAAGGTCATTATCACGTTCGATGCTGTCATTTTCGATTTGTGTCATCCGCGCATGTGCTGCGCTATCTTTTGTGTTGAGATCGTTTTGTATATCTCTCAAATCCGCCTCAATATCGTCAAAGTTAGCGTTTAAGTTGTTGCGGAAATCGCGGTCAAGTATTATTTCTAAATCTCGATAAGGATAACGTGCCATCATATCACCTCGTTGCTAAATGTAGTAAAAACGGAAGTCGAAACTAATCGTGAAACTCCCGCTTGCGCCCGTTATAGTGAAGTCGTTCCAGCCTGACGCAATTGTAATGAGTTTACGATTAGTTGCGCTGAATATTGATACGCTATTTTTAAGCGACCGCACACCGTCGAGCGTAATGGTATCGCCCGCTTGTGTCGTCCCTGTATATTGCCACATGTCACCTGTCGTCGTGTTGGTAATCTTCAGATTCGTTGACGCACCCGTAAACGTGATTTTTAACGGCAATACGCGCGGGTCAACCGTTACGTCACCAGCGTTGTAAATACGGAAATTCGATGTATTGTGTGTGTAAACCAAGTCATCTTCTAACGTCAATCCTTGCCCAATTTGCCATAACTCACTATCGAACGTGAACGGGTCGAGGGTGGTTCCGACCGATTCGGCATAGCCCTTAAAACAAACAAACGTGACGGTGAAATCACCGTACACGTATCGTTGGTCAATGTCGTATGCGTCTTGGCATTTGACTTCCCATCGTTTCATCGGTTCTCGGCGGTCAATCAAATAAAAGGCTTCTTTGCTGCGGAATAGTTTAAAGATTTCATTCTGTAACAGCGGATAGTCTTGCATGTCTACTGCTTGCATACGGAACGTACAAGTAATCGTTCGCGCACCTTCGGTTGTGCCTAAATCAATCACACCGTCACGGTTCTCAATTTCTTCGGTATTATGATGCAAAGAAGGGGCGGACACGACAAAATCCTTTGTTCGTATGCCTAATTGTTGTAAATCGTATAGCGTCCCGTCTTTTCGTTGGATATACGTCATGTTCTCACCCCGATCAAACGAAGATTATTAGAAAGACGATTCCCTAATCTTCTTTCGATTTCGTTAAGTAAAAAATCACTCATTACTTGTGCATCTTCTCGAGTTCCATTACCGTGATAATTTAAAGTAATTTGGAAATTTGGTGTTGTTCCTGCTGATTGACTTTCCATAGTCGGTAACTGCAACATTTGATTAAGTGACGCTTGAACTGTCGGCAATCCTTTCATGATACTGTCTCGAATTGGCCCCGCGAAATCGAGTTTGTCCAAGTCAGAAAGCGGCCCGACTTTCGCAGGCGAGAATGGCAAGAAATCGCGGATTTTTCCGGCCACGCTGCTGATCGTTTTTGTTACCGAACCGATCATGCTCCGAATTCCTTTCACGAGCATTTCCATGAATCCTTTTCCGGCTTGATAGAATTTTTCAGCGATTCGCCCGAATTCACCGCCAATTGCTCGACCTAATCCTCGAATCAATCCTAACACCGCGTCGATACCTACTCGTACCGCGTTGCCGATCAATTTCCATGCGCTTTGTACAAGATTTTTCACATTTTCCCACAATTTACGCCAATTGCCGGCCAAAAGACTTGCGAAAATGCCAATGATGCTTAAAATGACACCGACCGCCGCTTGAATGATACCTTTAATACTACCCCATACCGATTGCACCACGCTTCTCAAGATTTCGAACAACGCTTTCGCCAGCGCAACCAAACCGGTGATTTTAGACACCACGTAGTTCGAAACGAAACTCCAAATGACTTGTGCAATCTGCATGATTTGCTGTCCGTTTGCATCCCAAAACTGCTTCAATTGACCGAATAATTGCGAACCTAGTTGTACTAGCGCCGTCCATATTGGAATAAGCACTTCGTTTAAAATGAAGTTCCAAATAGTGACCGCCGCTTCTTTTATCATGTTCCAGCCTGTAATCACGGCGTTGCGGAAAGTTTCGCTATGCTGCCATAACAAATAAAGCGCAACTCCTACTGCGACTAACGCCGTTGCCCATGCGAACGCAATAGAAATCGACACACCCATTAAAGAAGCGAGTGCTGCCATTGGTTTTAGGAACATGAACGCAATTGCCCGCAATCCTAACATCCATTTACCGACTAATGCCATTGGGATGGCTAATAGTGTAAACGCAACGGTGAGATACAATATCGAGAAAATAACAGTTGAGATAACCGGACTAATGGAGTTTAGCTTGTTGATTAACTCCCCGATCGCCGTTGCTGCATCCACAATCTTCGAGAAGATGATTCCCCACGTCTTTACAAACGGCTCTAACGCTTTTGCCCACGTGGACTTGAACCGTTCAAGTGATTTCCCAAGCGGCGTCAGGCTGTCTTTCAACGCTTGGATTCGTTCTTTCGTCTTTTGTTTCAACTGCTCCAATTCAGTCAATGCCGCTGTTTTGGCAAGACTATGTTTTTCTTTCCATAGCTTGACGTACTTATCCAGCTCTTTATCCGACATTTGCGTGAGTGCATGGATTTCACCAGCGGCAGCAGGTCCCATTTTGCGAAGCTCTTGAATGAGTCCTTCATCCACACCACGTTTGGCGAGCTTTTGTAAGTCGCCAAGCCATTGTTGCATGATTTTGACTTGTGACTGTAAATTTTTAAGCAACGTTTTCGGGTTTGCTGCGTTGACTTGCGCTTTCTCGAATAGTTTCCACGTATCATAGATTTCTTGCGTCCGTTGCCGCAAGGTATCACGATATTCTGTCAATGCTTGCTTGATTTTTTCTGTTACTTTCGATACCTCCGGCCCTTTCGCGGCTTTGGCAATAGCGTGCGTCAGTAATCCAAACGCCGCTGCCGCACCTAAAGCCAAAATTGGAACTTGCGCTAAACTTTGGTTAAGGTTTCTCGTGAAATCTTGCAACTTTTTCGGGTCTGCGTTTTTCCCTAATGCTTCTAACGCAATTTGTGCTGCGCTACCGCTATTGGCAAATCGTTGCAACGCGGCTTGTGCTTTCAACGTACCGGCCGTGTATTTGGCAAGGAGTGGATTCGTCTGCTGATAGATGCTATGCAACTTTTCCGCATGAGTGGATGCGTTCATGAAGGTAGCGGCTTGGCGAATATATGACTGCGTAAGGAAATGATTGTTTTTAATCATGTTATCCGTTGCTTTTTTGTGTTCCACTCCAAGCTGACGGATGCGTTCCATCAATTCGCGGTTCGTGCCGCTAAAGGTGTTGAGTCCTTGACCCAATTCAAAAAATTTCTTTTCCACTTCGAGAATCTGCTTTTGGTACGGGAGCAACGCTTGACGCTGCCCCTTCATCATTTCTCGATGCATTTCATTGAATTGCTTCTGCAGTTCTCGAAGTTCCTGCTCGACGTTCCCCTTCTCTAACCTCGTATCTATTTCAATGCGGCCATCGGCTGCCATTGTGTTCACCTGCCTTTCGGCTTCAACTTGGAAGCGACCATATCCCATTTGCGATCAATTTCTTTGATCGCTTGTTGTTCGTCCGTGATTTCTTCTTCCAAACGATAGCGGCGTTTCATTTGCAAGATGTAGTCACGGTATTCTTTGTTGTATTTGTCCGGCGGCGGTACTTTCATTTGCCGGATGTTCACGACTTCTTTAAACGGCGTCTGTCCATCTAGGTTCAACAACAGTTGCATGAATTTGTGCCAATGTAATTTTCCGTGCTGTTCAAACAAGTCAATACGATAAGCGCGCATAAACGACGCATAAATAAGACCGGCATCTTTTTTAAAGTCAAATACCTTTTTGACAATTCCGTTCGATTCTTTGGTAAAGTCAATGTCTAAAAACTCTTTGAAGATATATACAAACAGCGCGTGTTTTTCGGTAATGGAAAGGTCTTCAATGTCCTTGTAGTTGTCAACGAGAATTTCCAGCGTAATATCGATCTTCTCGTAGTCATAAAACAAGTCATCGTCTAACAGTTCGAATACCCGAAGTACATTGTCAAATGCCAAGTCCAGACGGATTTCCATGCCGTTGTATTCAAACACATCATCGAAGGTCGAGGTAAGCGTAAATTCCATCTATCTCGCCTTCTTTACGTATTTCTTGCGCTTATCCTCTTTCATTTTTTCGGCTTTTTCCGCAAACAAATCCGTTAGGAATTCTAATAGTTCCGCATATACCACCGTCGAGCGGCCGGCTGCTTCGAACAGTTCTTCAAACGTTCCTTCGCCTAAAATCGCCTCGGTGAGTTCTTTCATATTCTGCCGCTGTTTCGTCAACAATGCAGCTTGTTCTTCTTCCGACATCTTACTGATGTCCTGTTCCGTAAGGTTTTTCGATTCATCGTAGTATTGTTTAATCTTCTTTTGGTATTCGCTCAATGTGTCATCCGAAAAATCGATACGGTAAACTTTCCCGGCAATCTCAACTTCCTCATAGGCTTTGCTGAATTCAAATCTTCTCATGGTATCCCTCCTTCAAAATAAAAAAGCCGCTAAATACTAGCGGCTTATGCTCCAGGCGGTGTTACAGTTGGTTTGCCATTGAAATGAATCTCGAAAGAAATTTCCCCTTTTGCGTTGCTGTCACCCGAAGGGCCTTCGATGTTCGCGATTGTGCAAGGGCCTTCAATAATCGTTCCGTCCGGCTGTGTCCAACGAAAATCTGTTTCACGCCCTGTACCTAGTTCTAATGCATTATCGAAAATAAAATCCTGCGCAGGGTCGCCATATTTACGGTGTCCACTGAACGTGATAATTAATTGCGCGCCTGTTACCGTAGAAGTGGCAAAACCATCACCGTCTAAATACGTATCTTGTGCAACTTCTTCGTTAAAGGACGGTTCAAAATTATTGAGTCCCGCACCTAAACGCTCGTATGTCCCCGGTGTAGTCCCCGGAGTCACATTGATTTCAAAACGGTGTGCAGACTGTAAAAGCAAGCCTTCTGACATCATCTATTCCCCTTTCATTTCATATTCCGCGTTGAAAAGCGCGGTGTAAATGTATTCGTCGTGTTCGGTTTTCTCCACGAAGTTAGGCATGGTGTAGACTTCGCACATGATGAATTTGTAGCGGTTGTCGGATAGCTGAATATCGTCATTCGTAAGCGAATCTAAAAATTCCGTAACGTCGTTAATGACACGAAGCGCTTCTAGTTGGTTGTTGTCTTTGACCAAGACTTGAAATGATAAGCGATACGCTCGCCCTTTATCCATGTAGGCTTCACGTAACGTGTTTGGAAGAAGGCGGATAGTAACTGCTTTTGGGTTTTGCGAAAGGATACCGACTTGAATATTGGCATTTAACTGCACGTTCGTGGTGATTGCGTCGATAATCCGGTTAATCAGTTCCATTCATCCGCCTCCTTCCTATTTCAAGTTCTCATCAACGGTCTGCTGCGCAATCTTCACCCATTCCGGCAAGTGTAAGGCTTTGGCTTCTTCAAACCATAGCCCGCGGGCGTTCGGGTTTTTGTCTTTGCGGAAGTTATATTGCGGGTTGTAGTACAACCGCCGTGCATAAGGTGTATCCCATACGATCAAACCTTTACCGATTTTGCTAGCCCGTAAGGAACTGCGCATGAGTTCCCCTGTATCCATCGGGATAAAATAGTTACTGTCTTTTAACACTTGCTGATCTAGTGCATGTTGGGCTTTATCAATCGCATTGTCTACTTTGCTTGCAATCGCGTTCGGGTCAATATTGACTTTGATATTCAATCGAATCATAACAGCATCACCTCAATGTGATGAGGTGTCGTACCGTCAAACGCATAAAATCTCGATACGCGGATGACCGAGTATTCTTTACCTTGAAATATGACCTTTGATTTTTCTTTGAAATCCACTAGCGGCCGCGAGTATGTCATATCGAAGAATAAGACAAATGATTCATTCGGTTTCTCCCGCTGTCGTTCGCCTGTTTTTCGGCGATACGATGCGATTGGTTCCAAGCGTACCCGTTCAATCGTGATAGGGTCGGCGAATGTTTCGCCCCACCGCTCATCTTCCATACATTCGCGATACTCAACGGTATGAATTAAAAGGGGCAACGGTATTGGTCTAATCACACACCGTCACCCCTCTATATAGTAATCCGGTTTGGCGCAAATAGGACAGGACTGCAGGGCTTATTGGCGCCGCTCCGGGATTACCACCAACAGTATAGCTGAAATCTCCAAGTTTGACATTTTGCAAATCATTGACCCCATGCAACACGGAATCATCGGTATACGCGAAATATTCGACTTGCGCCGCTACTGCTTTTTTGATTAGCGTTTGCAGCCACTCTGGATACTTCGTGATGTCACCGATTTGATAGTTTGTCAATTGGTCGATCACATCACTAGCCCGTTCCGCAAAACGAAGAAAGGTGTCCGCGTCAGAAATCGGGACACCCTTGTAAACGTCAATGTAGAATTGATAATCAATGTAAGCCATTGCCGCTCACTCTATTTCTTTTTCAGTTTCGCTAATTCCGCTTTCGCCTTTTCTAATTCCTCAACTACCTTGTTATATTCGGCAAGCGGCACTGTACGTCCGCCTGTTGCACGACGAATCACTTTCCCTTTCTCGTCAATTTGATCGTAACCTTGTTGCAAAAAGGCTTCCAAGCGGCTGGCTGGAACGTCAAGAATCCGGTTTTGTTTGCGTACTTTTACTACATCCATTCATATTCCCTCCTTCATGTTAATGAAAAAGAGGGCGCGAGGCCCTCTGGCATTATTGCGTGATGTGGAATTTCACGCCCGCTGCTTTCTTTTCAAGGATGAATACATCCCAATATTTGCGTTCATAGTACAAGTATTTTCCGCCCGTTGCTGCGCTTGGTTCGTCTAGGTCAACAAACTCGTATTTTTGCGGCGCAACGATGGCAAGCGGATGAACGAGAATCATGTTGATCTGTTTCGCCGTTGCATCCGGTACCGCTCCGTCTGTGAAGTTGTATGCCGTTTTCATGCGGCTGGATGGTACCGTTACGATAGTAACGTCATCAAGCGAATACACATTTCGATTCACCGTGCCGCTGTTTTGCGTGACGCTTAACATGCGTTGAATTTCTTGTGCTTGTTTCAATAGTTTCTTCACAGCCGGTGTGACGTAGAGAATCCGCCCGTTTTGCGGCACTTCCGCGTCATCCATTTGCTCCATGAAGTTATCAAAGATAGACAACACGTTTGTTTCATCAAGCGCTGTCGTATCCGCTGTTCCGCCATATGCCAAGAATTCGGCATACAGTTTCGATGCCATGTATTTGTCCATTTCCGGGATTTTTTGTTCGTCATTAAATACCCGCGTAATATTCGCAATGGACAATGCCATGTCCGTTTCATCAATATCTTGTGGGTCTACGAGTGTACGGAATTCCCGGTCGTGTTCTAGTGTTTTCGTTTCCCAGCTGTTGTCCGCACGGCGTGTGAAATTGCCCACGACATCACGGTCCACATCAACAAAACCGCCCGTAGTGATGCGCGGAATTTGAATCGTTTTCGCGTTAATCCATTTGATCGTTTGGTTATTCGGAGTGTTATACAAATCATTAAACATTAGCCCTTCTGCAAAACGTTGTTGCAAGGCTTGTTGATAGAGTTCAGCATAGTTTGGCATATTTGATTACCTCCTGTTTTTTATTTTTTGAAAGCGGCCAACCATTTTTCTAATTCAGATTGTTGTTGTTTTTGATGTTGGCCTGTGGTGAATTGTGGTTTCGGGTCTTGTTGTTGCGGTTCTTGTTGCGCTTGTTTGAAATGCGGATATTTTTCCAACACTTTTGCGATCGCATCTTCCATCGTCGTATCGTCATCCACCATCCGCTGGGCAAGGACGACGACATCCTCCACATAGTCCGCGTGCACGCCCGCCTTCACCGCGGCGAGTTGTGCCGCTAATGCTTCTTTCTCTTGTTGCACAGTTTGGAATTGTTGCTCTAGCTGTTGCAATCGTTCCGCTTGTTTTTGTTGTTCCGTCTTTTGTGACTCTTGCCACTCACGGAACTTTTGAAGGCCTTCTTTCGCGGAATTGAAATCGTCAATTCCTAGCTGTTTGAGAAGCTTCTCTTGTGCTTTTTTGACCTCTTTCGCAACGATGTTGTTCACATCATCCTGCGTGAAGGTCTTGTCATTCGGTTGTTGGTCTTGTTTTGGTGGGTTTTGCGGTTGTTGGCCTTGACCTCCATCTCCTGCCGGCATTGGATTCGGGTCTTGACCTCCTTGACCGCCATCTCCACCATTTCCGCCGTCGTCACCAGCAAAGAATTGCAAATTTAAACGATAACCTCCAAGATTAACCGCTTGGTCGGTGTATTGTTGGATTTTAGGCATGTTTCAAACCTCCCGTAAGGGTGATATTCTCCCGTTTTATTTATTGCGTCGACTACGGGTAAACCGACAAGAATATAAAAAAGCCTTAACCGATACGGTCAGGCTCTGACTTTTGTAATTCATTTACACGACTTTCTAAATTTTCGATTCGTTGTAGCAAGTTTTCAATAACAAAGTTTTGCATAGTATTTACCTTATTGAGTGCTTCCGTTACTTCGTCTGTTTTCTGCGCCTGTCCTTTTTGGTACGGCATCCAGTCCCATTGACCAGCATTTTGCCCTTTTTTCACATTCAGATTAAAGAACATTCCTGTTGGATTCAGCACACATAAATGAACCGTTTCATCATCTACTACACCTGTAATAACAGCCGCTCTTTCTTCCGACTTATATTCCCCGTTTGGAGTTCCATAGCTTTTGTAATACACGATTCTTCCTACTGTCGGTTTCATTCAATAACACCCTCCTAATAGATTTGTTCTCTTTCGTAATTTCGTTTTAACCCTGTTTCCTCAATAAAGCGGCGCATGTTCGCTTGACGTTCACGCACCTTCGCTTTAGCGGCTTTGATCCCCTCTTGATCGCCTAACGCTTCCATCATTTTCAGTTCCCGTTTAGCATAGCGGATTTGTCTTTCAAGATAACGCTGTTTTTGACTTTGCTTGTAAGCCTTGCTGACTTCTTTTAGGTCGTATGGATGGAAGCGTTGTTTTGAGACACCTTCGATAAACGGATAAATGACATGACGACAGTTCACTCCCAGGAGGCCTGCCGGATCACTGTAACTCGTCGAGCTAAACGGCGGATATTTCGGGTGATTGCCACTTCGGGAATAGATACGCCCTTGATACGGAGCGCATTTTGGCCGCGCGTCTAGGTGGCTTGAAATCTCAATAAGGTCAACGCCGTAATCATCCATGCGTGCCCATTGCATATCGTTCGCAATCTTATTGGACATCGAGCGCATTGTCATATTGATATAGGCTTCCGTTGTCCATTTCCGCCCTTTCCGGTCAATCAGAGCAGGAATCCCATGCTCTGCCCATCGAGCGGCGGTTTCACGCAAGGCTTGTTGTGGCGTTTGAACACCCGTCAATACTTTCCCTACTGTTTGGTTCAAAATGTCGATATAAGCTTGTTCTGCTTGTTGTAGCATGGTGGTGTTGACGAGATTGAACACGTCGCGCGCTTGCCGCTGATAGGCAGTGAGAACAGCGGCGATAGCCGTGCTTTCTGCAACGGCCGGCGGTTGTATCGCAACACCCATCTGTACCGCTTCGGCAAGGTCGCCTTCAATTTCATCCACCGCGCTATATCCCGCTTCTTCCAACATTTTCGATACTTCATTCACGGCCATGCCAGCGTGTTTGGCAATCGTGATGATATTTTGTTGCGTGAGTGTGCCTAATTCCATCATCTTTTTTAACTGCCATGACTGTATGTTATCTTCCATCAGTTTCTTGCCTTCGCGTAATTGTTTGGCGATATTAATCAAAATTTGTTCCTCAATCGCCAAATACACATCCACAACAGGCATAGCGAGTTGTTGACTTTTTTCCGGTGTCATCATTCACCACCGCTTTGCGTCATCCCGAATAGGTCAATGGCTTGTGCGGTCACGGTTTGCTGTTCTTTCATAATCTCTTGTAATATTTTTTCAGCTTCTTCCTCTGTCACGCCGTGCACTTTCATAATTGCTCGCTTTTTACTCGTTAAGCCATTTGTGACGAGTAACACTTGTTTTTTGATCTCGGCCGTTTGATCTTCCGCGATGGAATCATCAAACGTGACCGAAACCTTGTATTTCGGTGGACGCGAAAAGAAGCCGTATAATTCCGCAACTTGGATAATAACCTCAACCAATTCTTGCAAGCCTGCTTCGATTACTGTTTCATGACTTTGCTTTGTGCGGAATGTTTTCGAGTTCTCGCTGACTACTTCCGTAGCGGTTTTCACGCCCTGGCCATCAAACGTGAATGTTCCCGCTGAAAAGCCTATCTGCATCGCCAAGATGTTCAATAACGCATTGATTGCGGCGATGTGTTCCTCTACTCTTAACTCCACCGAAATGTCTTTGATTTCGTTCGAATCTTGGTCCAAATTAAACGCTTCGTATACTTCATCGGTAGCATCAAAATAGCGGTGCTGCTGCCCTGTTTGCGGGTCAATGACCGTCTTAATAGCGGATGCCGGTACAATAATCCGTTTGCGCCCTAGTCTAAATTCCCGCTGGAAGCTGTCAAAGGCAATATCAAGTGATTTCAGTGTGTCTAGCGAGTTCGCATAGACCGAGATACCCAGCGGTGAATTAAGGTCAATATTATTCGCTGTATTTGGTTTGAAATAGACAAACAGCGGCCGCGTTAGGTTTTGTATCCGTGTTTCTTCTTGTAAGTCAGGGAACAATGTATTAAGCGGCACGCGCACGCCTAAATCGCTGCCGTTAGATTCGTATAACTCATTGCAGATAACGTACTCCAGGCCGTCCCATAAATGCCATTCTAAATGCGTGTATTTTTTGTTCTGCCGTCGAATCTCGTTGACAAATACACCTTCTTTGATTCCGGTGTTATCCCAACTAATCGGGATAAAACAATCCGCTGTTACATACGACAACTTAATCTTGCTATTTTCCGCATACCCTTTGATGACCATACCACCAAGTGCAAAATTGTATTCAAGATAGTCTTGAAACTTCTTATAGAAGCTGTTCGCTTCGAACACACTCTTAATGTTTTCTGCCAGTGTTTCATCTGAAATATTGATCTCGCATTTCTCATTGAAAATGAGTGTGGCCAATTCTTGCGAGACGACTTTCGGCATATTCAATGTCGCCATCCGACGTGTTCTCGTTCCGTTGATCGTGTGATATTTCACTTTATGAAAATCTTCATGGTAGCCGCTGTATAACGCCTTCCACACGTCGATCTGATTGTAAAAGGTTTCATTGACCGGAATTTCTTTTTTGGCATACACGCTCTGAATTCCACGAATGATTCCCACGTTATATAACCACCTCCTTACTGTCTGGATAATGTTTTTAAACATGCTCTCACCACCTCTAATTCAGGCAAAATAAAAAAGCCACCCATTTGGATGACTTCTCCCGTTTATAACACATACCGCTTATAAAAATAATTGACGCTGTAACGAAATTCGTCCATCGCGTCATTGTACTCGTCTATCGGTTTTCCGTTTTCATCTCGGCAATAAAGACCGATCTCCTTGATAAAGTTGTAATGACCGTATTTTTCGGTCTCCACCAAGAAAAATTGTTCGTTGGTAATCGCGTTTTGGGCGCGTTCAATCCCTACCTCAATACCTTTCGTTGTTCCCTTAATATCGTGCGCGTTATTATCCGCTTTTCTCGTATCAATGCCGACTAAATGCAATTCCTCACGTAACGAGCGGCAGGCAGGGTCCACAAAGAATTCCGAATAGCGCATCTCAAACTTTTCAACGCACCATTTCACAAACGCTTTAATCTCCCGCGCATACGTACTCATCGCTTTCACTTGTCCTGTTTCTTTCCCGCTGTGATAGTAATGAGCAACACGGTTCAAGCGGAATTTGTCTTTGTATCTCGTCACAATGTTGCAGCTGACACTTGTCGCGTCTCCTTGCCCGCCGTCAGCGCTAAAAAACATTTCATATGGCGTGCCAAGTAACGTAGGTTTGATATGTTTCTCCATATCAAACATGCTGTATATAACGCCTTCTGGCATGACGCGCTTGCCGTACCAATCCCGCTGCAACAAATACGGGTTCTTTTTCAACGTCTCATAGATTTCTTTCTTTCGTTCCTCCGTAATGATCGGATTGTCATGTATTGTCCAATGTCGCCAACGGGTGTTTTGTACTTCAAACACTTCTTTAATCACCGGATGATTCGGCGGTGGTGGGTTCAAGTCGGCTAGATGATAGCGCATTTTAGCGGCGAATGTACGCCGGAAACATTCTTGAATCATGTTCATGTGAAGTAGGTTAATCTCACAAAAGACCACGCTACCTAATGACATTCCTGTGATCGCCTTGTGGCTATCCGCTTTTCCGCCACCTTTGTAGTAAACCTTTTTAATGCCGTTTGGCGTGTGTATCTCTAAATGGTCGCCGTTATCATCGTGTTTGAGCTTCGCAAGGTCTCCGAAAATATATTTCAAGCCTAAACCGTCACACTCAATAAACAAGCGGTAGGCTTGCTCTTGGTTAAAAGCGACGATCAAATGATTTTCATCCGGTGTCACCGTCAAATAATAAGCATAACGAAACACGCCTGCGGTGGTTTTCCCACTTCGGGGAGTTAAGTGCCCTCGTTCACTTCCAGAGTGACATCGAACGGGGCTCTAATCACTTCTTTTTGCTTCTCTGAAAAAGTGAGCAAGGGCTTACCACCTCCCTTAAACATCATGAACCGTCACCTTTAACCACATCAATAAGCGCTTTGAGTAACGATGTATCTTTAGCGGCGCCTTTAAGCTGCTTTGTGCGTTCTTCAATGAATTCTGTTTCTTTCTTGGTTTTCTCGATACCCAATTTCATTTGTTCGAGTTTCAATCGACGTTCATCATCCATGCTTGCCATTTCTTCAAATTGTTTAATAAGGCTTCGCAATTCAGACATTGCCCTAGACTGCGCGTTTAGGAACGTAGCGTGCTTATCCCATGCAAATTGAATTTCGTATTCCCTTTCACTAATTTCCATATTTTCAGTGAGGGTGTTCTTCTCTTTTTTTAGTTCTTTGGTCAAATCGTCTTGATCGGAAACAAACATGATTTTCTGCGCCCGTATTATGGCTGCATATTGAATCATGATTTGGTCCCAAAGAAGATCGATAGGTGAACGCTCCTGAATCTCCTCCATAATATCCAACGATTCTTGGGGGAGATATTTCGAAAAGAAACCGTGCTTCACCGCAGCTCTGTTCCGTTTTGTAAATTGGTTTTTTGGATTAGGATTTCCCCTATTTCCAGGCTGTCCGCCGTGTTTTTTCTTTTGTTGTACAACATTCTTGTTTGTTTGTTGTACATCATTCCATTTGTCACGCTGTTTCCATACAGCGACTACCTTTTCATCAACACCGAGCATTTTTGCGATTTCTCGATTGGTGATATTCCCATTGTGTTGTTTCCATATCTCAAACGCTTCATCTCGTCTTGGATCACGTTGTCTTGGCATTACATTTCACCCACCTCCACTTTTTTTCGGGATTACATAATTAAAAATGCGCATACTAAAACTAATCTCTCAAGAAAGGAGGGAAGGTTGCATGAAGGAAAAGCTAAAAGCTATTTCTTCACTAAAAATTTATTTTCTATTTTTAGGAATTGAGATTACTTTCGACAAGTAATCCTCACTGAAAAATTATAAGCTTACTCATTTACCTTAATTTTAAGGTGCGTGAGTAAGCCTATAATTTAAACAAATTATAATGATAATGGCTTTATTTGCTGAAATTATTCCTTTCTCCTCCCAAACAAAAAAGCACCCCAAAGGATGCTTACTACTCTTTAACATGTTCCATGACAATTATCACTCTTTCAGGCGGCTCGTTTACAACATTCGTATCCCTGAGATCGATAAAAACATTTTCCTTTTCGGAATAACTCATGAAGTAAGCTCTGCCCTCTTCTTCTTTTGTCAAATACGCACTCTGAGATGCCACTGGTAAAGTCGATATCTCCTCCGGCTTCATCCTTTCTGTCGGCTTTGTTTCTTTTTCACCCTTTTCATATATTAATGTATACCTGACAGTTTCCCACTTCTTACTTCTTGCATACTCAATCGGATTCACAGATATCACCCCCTGCTTTATACCTTCTACAACGGGAGATGTTTCCCTTCTAATTTTCACCAAAGTTAAGCTGGTTTTCTTTCAACACTTGATACAACACATTCGCTACCCTTCGTACCATTTCCTCATCGTGCTCGTCGTATCCAGCTTCATATAAAATTGCATGGAATAACTCATGTACAAATACTTGTTCTTTCCGTTCTTGGTGTAAACCGCTATCGAGTTTAATAATATTGTTTCGATACGTGACTTGACCATATAAATCATGGTCTGCCGCTAATCCTTCAACCTCTTTTACTTCATACGTCACACCGGCCACTTTGACTTTGCTTGGAATCATTGTTTCCCCCCAAATAAAAAAGCACCCGATTATTCGGATGCTTTAGCTTATGAAAGAGTTATTAAGTAGTAGCCATTAGATAAGAATTATCTTTCCAATCCCGTTCATTTCTATTCATTCCCTGAAGCAAAATTTTATTATATCTCGCCATAGCGAGTCGTCGTTCACCTGGTAAACTGTTTTTATTATTTATTATATTCATTAACCTTTTAAGTTCCTTATATTCATCTTCAGTTAAGATAACCTTCTTCTTTTGTTTCATTTTTTCATCCCCTTTTTTTAGGAACGCTCTATATTTATTATAATTTATTCGATTCATGAAGTGCAATTTCCTTTTGCCCATCTATCATTTCTTTAGCACCAGGGTGTAAATTATCCTGTTCCGTCATTTCAGGATTATTAGGTACTACTTCAAATTCAACATTAGCTTGAACATTAGCTTGTTTTTGTAGCCTTTCTTCAAAATCTTTATTTTGTAAACTTATAATGTATGACATTCCTGCAAAACCCGCTAATAACGATGTAGAAACAATCGCAAATTCATTTTTCACATCTGCAAGTTCTAATACTGTCTTTGCTAATATACCAGTCCCTACACCAACTAACAAATCCCCTAAAAAACCCAAGTCAAACGATATAGATTCCCGTTTTTCACCTATATGTATTCCGAGGATATACAAAGTAAAATCAATTATAATGTAAAACCATCTAATCGGTTTTAACCACCAAGCGCAGCCCTTAAGAAACTCCCCAGGCTTATACGGAATAAAAAATATCGGCCATTGTATTACCCCATTTTTTCGATAATGACCTATTATCGATCCGATCAAACTCATTGAAACCGGTAATTTAAAAGAATCGATAAATCCCTTTATGCTATTTATATCAACGGCATCCATATCCTATTCTTCTCTCCCACATCATAATAATACGAAAATTTTAAATCAACTACTTAAAAATGTATAACAATTTTTCAAGTTTCGCTAGAAAAAATTTCATTTTACATGTTCAAAAATGGATTTTCTCTCACACACCGAGGAAACAGGCATGAAACAATATACGGTGTCTGCCATTTAGCCCAAACGCATCCTTTGCACTTATGCTTCTCATATGCTTCTTGCGCTTTCTTTTCTTCCTCATCATATTGGTTCATGCCTGCCACCTCACTTTCCTAATTCATCCGATCATCTCTATTCCGTTATACTCCCGTTGCACCTTTCGTGCTTTTCCTGTTTCCCTCCATCGCTTCTCAACGTAATGAATCGCGCCATCACGGTAAAATTCAATCTCACGATAAAGTCGGTAATCGATTACAAACGTATATTTGTCGTAGTAAACGTGACAACGAGGAAAATTCACACGGCAATATGGTTTGTCATACGATTTGTATAGTGGCGAATATTGCTCCAGCAGTAATCTCGCCAATTTTCCGCCGTCGATGACTGCTTCACCAAGCCGTGCGCTGCCGATAACTTGTGTCCGATCAATACCCCACGGCCGATAATAGTCCGAGCCAAGAAATTCGAGATAGTCGTCAAAGTTAAACGGTGGCGAATTCGGATTCTTAATGCGTGGTTCAAACAGTCTGCAAATGTTGTTTTTGCCGCTAATCTTTATTGCCGGATTCGCTAACATAGCGCATGTTTTTGATTCGCTTGCAAAATAGCGACAATCAGAACAAAGATAGCGACAACCATATGGGCCGTTGTATTCGAGTGATTGCTCGTCGTATGGAATCATATCGCACCACTTTTCTTTTTGCATTTAGCACATATTTTCGTTAGAACACCTCTTTTGGGCATAATGAAACGCCACCCCATCTTACTTAACCCCTCACGCATAAGCGCAAGAGGCGACCGGGATAATCCCGATCCGACAAGATCAAGTGGCGTTGTTTTGATATGTCTTGATATATTTTAGCGTCTAATCCCTGCACCTAGGATTCAACCCCACTATATTTACGGGATTGGCAGTTCATAGACGCTTAATTCCTTGGGCGCAATGCCCATGTGTTTGCGGCCGCATAAAGCGAATAAGTTTAGAGCGAATGAGTTAAAAGCGAATAGATCGAACACCAACCCGGTCATTCGGAAGAAGGTGTTTACATCCATGAGTTACCGTCAGTCCGGCGGGGCGCAAAGCCCATGCGCTCATGGTCGCATAGCATGTTACGTTGTTTATCGGGTACAACGTTAAACCTTTGCAAGCCACAAACTATAAGTAAATGGCAAAATTCAAGTCGGCGAGTGTCGCCGCGGGCTTTCCCGAGACTTCACTGCCTTCCACGTCCAACGCGGAATCCCGAGTCTTTCGTGGTTTGTTGATAAAACACCGCCCTTTCCCACTCCTAAAGAAAGAACGGTGTCTGCCGCGGAGAGGAATATTAAATTGTCATCGATCTACCCGTTGGTATGGGTTTATCTACAATATCATTATAAACTACAATTATATGCCAAAAGTGACATGAAAATGACATTGTCATTGTATTTATTATTTTATTACATTTATAAAAAATTAGGCTCTGTTATCGTTTGGTGTTGATTTTTGCACAAGAGGAAGACATCCTTAGTCAATAAAGACGGTTCAGGCTGGGAGAGAAACACCTATTTACAAAAAACAGGAGTCAAAAATAAATTGTTTAAAACATAAACTTTAGATTGACGTTAAATGCATCTCGTAGAGATATGTTTTTCTTATCATAAATTGCATCCCCATTATAAATTGGATTCCCGTTTTTACTATATAAACATAAAAGTAGTGGATATCCAACATTAGGATTATCATTTATTGAATCAAAGGTTTGTTTAGCCCATATCTGTAGATTTATTTTATTTTGTTTTTTAAATATTCTTTTCAAACAATTACCTTTTAATCGACGAAAAACTTTTATACCTTCTTGTTTATACTCTTCAGCTCGGGATCCGTAGAAAACTGCTTTATTAATTGGAATCAATTGTGGTTCAAAGTCAGGACTTTTACACTCATATAAAAATGTTTCACGGGATTTTGGATCATAACCAAGTATTACGGTAATGGACGTATAACCATCATTAACTTGTCGAGCATATGCATTTTTGTATTCGTTGGCAATCTCTTTAATAATTTCTTCATAAGACTTTGTTATTCCATTTGAGTTAAACCTGGATGTTAATTCTGCGCCAACTCTTAATGGCCCCGAGCACAATACCCTTCCGATTGTCGCAAAACTTATATAATAATTTGTTAACGTGTATATTTTTGGTTGTTCACTCTCTTGTGATACTTCTCTCCCAATAATTGTTGTTGTTTTTGAATCAATAGCAGCAAATACGAATTCTTTTGTTCTAATACCCATAAAAATTGTCAATGATTTCTCCCCACTTTCTCATTCTTTATATTTCCAATTATCGCATACTTAATGAGAGAGAATTTATAATAAACATAATTTTCTAAAACCAACAATCAATTATGAGGAAATGGTATATCATTTTTCCTTTACCAGCTTCTTCAAAGACTTATAAAATTGCTTATAACATAATAAACCAACCTAAAGAAAACAAACCCTGAATATTAATGAATATTAAAATAATTAAAGATGCTAGAACATTTTTCATTATTCAAATGACCATCTGTATGATACTCTTAACACTCTTTATTATAATGTTTGTTCCACATTAATTTAATAAGAAAATCAACAGCATTCTTTTTCTTTAACAGAGCCAAAAATTAAGAAAACGAGGTTAAAACCTCGTTTTCAATTTCAATGAAGAAACTGTTTTCGTAAAAATATTAAGTTATGCCTTTCTAATTCTTTCACTGAAAATGATAAAAATAATTGACCCGATTCTGAGTTTGTTCTTTCATTTCCTTCAATTTTATTTTGTTCGAATAACTCCTTAATTTTGTATGGTTCTTTCACGATAATCCAATTAGTTAATTCGTTTTTTGCTTCATCATAAAATAACCATACGAAATATGATAATGCATGAAGTTTAAACCATTCACATTCTCGTCCATCCTTGTGCTTTACTGAAATAGTAACGCATTCCGGACAGTTTTTTGGGGTAGGTCTTAGAACTCTTTCTTGAATAAGATGTCGTTCTATACCTTCCAATCTGCCCGCACTCTGCACAAAGGCAATATAATCAGTTGCCAAATCTCCATCATAAATTATCCGACTCTTTTTATCCATTTTTGTTACATCTTTGAGAAAAAAACTTCTTCCTTCAAAAAGTTGTTTATATATTCCTTGTTCCACTGCTAGCAAATGACCTTTGCAACTAAACTGAAATTTCTCCTCACTAAATCTTTGACTGTTCGATGATTTAATTTCTTCTCTGGTTGAAAATTCATTATTTTGATTATTCAGTTCAATTGACATTTTATAATATCCCTCCTTCTGGGGCGACAAAAAAAGCTGCCGCCAACCAGAAGGGAGGGATATAGCTACCCCTTCGGTTGGGGCAGCTATCGCCCTCTTTTTAATTTTGTTTTTATTAGCTATATTATTTAGATATTCAGTTATTTATGACAAAACTAACAAAAAATATTTCATCTCCAACCCAAAACCTCCGCTATCGCATAAATGATTTCATCCCGCCACCGCATCGCCTGTCTCTTGCTGATATGTAGCTGATCTGCAATCCCATCCCATGTGTAGCGTTGCGGTTTGGTCCAATATTTAAGTTGTATCAGCCGCTTGTATTCGTCTGGAACACGGTCGAAAACTAATTGTATCGCATTCGCAATTGTTTCTAGCTGTTGGAGCTTTTTATGTGTAAGCAAAATAGTCCCGATTCTCTCTGTCGGGCTGGAAGGGAGATTGCTTCTCCCTCCGCCCACATTTTCGTCAACTTCCTCTCTACAAAACATAATGTCTTTCCGTAACCGATCTATTTCTTTTAGTGTATCGTGATAGCAATACAATTCCGCTTCGATATGTTTGAACGTGGCTTTTTTAAGTTTAATAGCTGTTGTCACCCGATCACCTTCTTTAACGCTAATCTTAGTATTGTATATCCTGCTATATCTCCTATGGTGTCCTCCTTTGATTCGTCTTTGACCAAATTCTCTTTGTTTTGTAAATTCTTTAAACGTTCAAGTTTATCCGTTAAGCGTATGATAAGCGACAAGTCTCCATATTCCTCATAAACTTTTCTAAAGCTGTCTCCATAGTCTCGGTTTTTTCTTATGATGATGTCCGCTAATTCGTTGCATGTTTCCTTCACCGCTTGTTCAAATTCGTTTATCGGAGATTCTTCAGAATGGATGTCTCGATATTCTTTTCCTGTCCAACTCATCATATCCCGCCTTTCGCAACTTCTTTCAAATGCTCATATTTCTTTTTAAGTATCTGAATCTGCTCTTGCGTTGCAATATAAGCCGCCTTCCATCTCAACGCTTCCGCTTCGTATTCCGCTTCTTTTCTCCGCCATTCCGCCGCCGCCATTTCAGCCTGCATTTCCTTATCTTTTGTCGTTCCTTCTGGATTTAGTGAGTAGTGTGTCGCAATAGCTTCCCTTCTCTTTGCTTCTGCCAGCTTCCAATCCTTTGTTGCGGCAGCCCACATACCGCCTAATATTTCAAGGATTTGACCGTAAATCGATAGCTTGTCCATTAACTCCTTCGGCAGCTCCTCGTTTAGAGAAGCCGCCTTTTTGTAGAGTTCGGTTAGTTTGGCTATTTTGGCATCTTCTTGTTTGGCTGTTTTGTTCATCCTCTCACCCTTTGACATTCGTTATTTATCTAAATCAAAAGCAACGAATAACACTCCACCAAATACCAGAGAACTCAAAATAAACGAAGTTGCTCCAACCGCGAAATCATCAGCATTTTCAAAGAGAAAGTGTATGAAACGATTTAACAACCATGTGAACGAAACCAATATAAATGGCAAAGATAACAAAGCTAACACAAATAACATTTTCCTTTTCATCCTCTCACCCCTTGCACTTATCCGCTTTCGTCGGGTCGTACTCATTAACGAGTACGTACCCGATTTCTTGAAGATACTTTGCTTTCCGTTCGTCTGTTGTCTTGATCTCCCCGTGTGTGTTTGGATGTCTTAAAATATATATCACCGTTCCCATCCCCTTTCGATTATTCGATAAACCAAAGTCCTTTCTTCGCTAAATCCACTGGAAAGCTAACAAATCCATTTGGTGTTACGACTGGATGCCGTTTCCCGTTATACTCGACGTATACGTTTTTCTGACCTTCTTTAATGAATTGCATTGCTATATCGTAACTAACTTGTACCATTCCCTTTTCCTCCCTATGCTTTTTTCTTTTTCCGCCGCAATTTCTTTAGTTCATCCAACTCAATCCACCCGCCGTATTTCTTGCTGTATGTAACAATGGATAGGCGATAGTTTGGATATAACTTTTCAAATAGCTTGCGTTTAATCGAAAATACCGGCGTTTCAAATCCTTTCACGTCAACGACTTCGATACTGTTATCTAAATGCTTTACCTCAAAATCTGCGATGTACTCAATTTTTCGAAAGGTCTTCCCGTTTTTCTTGAATGATTCGAGCAATATATATTTTGGTTGGAGCCGGAATCCTTTGATTTGTTTATGATCGAGCAGCCATTTTAGCTGCTCGTAGTATCGCGCTTCGGCTTTTGAATCGAATGTGTACCCGTCCACTTCTGCTTTTTTGGATTTGTATTTACTGCCGCTCATTGTGCCACCTCACAACAACGCCCGTAATTCCGCGATAAACTTTTGTTTCTGCAACACCACAATTTCGCATATTGCATATAACTCGTCTGTTGGTTCCGTGTTCCGCTTCGTTTCCAGTAATCTTTCAATCTCTTGTTCTTGTTTCCGTATGAGTTGCTGTATCTGTTCCTGCATCCCCGATCACCTTAATATCCGTTATCTTGTCGTTCATGGTTGATTTCGTTTTTCTCCATGTATGCCGCTTCTATCTGCTCCGGTGTGAAGCCAAGCGCCTTTCCAAGTCCTAGAAAATACCAAAGCACTTCTTCATACATATCGGAAAGTCCGCACCCTTTGCCATAACGTATATAGAATTCGCCAAACTTGCTAACCAAATAAAATGTCGTGTTAAACGCCTTGACTAAATCACGCCCATAAAAGCAGTCCATCGACTTATTCACAAATCTGATTTCCAAGCCAATCGACAAAATGAAATGCAACCCGTCTACATATTCCTTTAATGCTTTTTCATAATTGTTTTTCTTATTGCTCCAAAACTTGAATACTTCCGGCAATTCATTCGCTAGTTCACCAAGTTCCACTTGTAACGCAAGGATTTTCTTCGCTAATCTATCCTCGCCTTCTTGCCGCGGATGCTCGCGCTCAATGTGTTCGTCTAATTTACGTTGCATTTCAAAGAGTTTTTGCAAATTCATGTTCCTTCTCTCCTTTTCTAATCACTTTTTCCGCGTCCACATCGTACACTTGCTTACATTGTTTGCAACACCGCAATAGATGATGTTTCACAATCGCCAGCGTGAACGAAGCATTTCCGCAGTTTCCGCATCGTCCCGCCCTTTCATTCAGCGGGCGTTCCCACGGTGTTACGATCTCCCCACATTCCGGGCATGTGTCATACTGTACTTTCTTGATCGTTTTCTTTTTGCTCTTTTCGATCGGGCCGCATGTTGGGCAATAGAAACCTTTATTAAAGGTCATCTTCGTTTTCCTTTCTCAACTTCCCCAAAAACTCTTTTTCGCACTTATCGCTACAAAAACCGTATTTAAACATGATTTTGCGGCAGTTCGGGCAACTGTAAATTTTATAAACCATCAACGTTTCCCCTTTCTTACATCAATCGTGTTTATGTGTTCCACAATCTTTCGGTACGTCTTTTCCCCAATCCCCGGCACTTCCTTGAGTGATTCAAGGTAGAAGGCGAGCAACTCCGCCGCCTTCTTCCGTTCGTGTTCCTGTCCGTCACGGAATCCTTTCCAATAATCCGCGTTCATATTGCTTTTTCATTCACCCTCCCTCTATACAGCCGATAAGATAAGATTTTTTCCTTCACCACGCTTTCTGGAACGCCTAAATACTCTGCGATTTCCCATATCTCTTTCCCTTGTCCGTACAGTCTTACAAGGTCAAGGAGCATATTGTTGTTCCATCTCATTTGTAGTTCCCGACAGGCTTCGTATTTGAACTCCAGTGGGCATGATTCATAAAGCGCAATCGTGAGTAACTGCTGTTTGGTTGCTTTTCCAAAATCCATTTATCTCACCTCAAAAAGGCAAATCACTCATATCATCGACGGATATACTGCTATCGACAAACGGGTCATCATATCCGCTGTTTTCTCCTGTCAACGGGTCCGCCACTCCATACACGTTCGTATTCACGTTCTTTTGCCCCGTATTGCGTTCTTTTTGTTCTCCGGTACCTTTACCCTTCGACGATAAAAACTCCACGCTATGCGCCAATACTTCCGTTACAAATATGCGTTGTCCATCCTTCTCATAGCTTCGTGTTTGGATACTCCCGTCTACCGCGATCAACGTACCCTTTTGCGTATAGTTCGCCAAGTTTTCTGCGACTTTGTTCCAAGCGATACAATTGATAAAGTCAGCTTCGTCTTTGTTTCGATTGACCGCCACCGTAAAGGATGCAACGGCGTTGCCTTTCTTGGTATACCGTAATTCAGCGTCTCTCGTTAGTCTCCCAATTAATACCACTTTGTTCATGTGTTGTTCCCCTTTCTGTTCGCCTTAAGATTGACGTATATTAGATAATGGTGATTTATTGCCTATTTTCAGACGAAATTCTCTTTTTTCTTTGGTCATTAGCCCAATTTCCCTTCTCGTCATCACTGGACGTGTTGCGGCATCTACCAAACTCCAGCCTGATCGGACGCGATTTCGGAAAGTGTCATATGGAATTCCGTTTTTCTTCGCTAATTCGATGATCTCTTTTGGATACACTCTCGATTTTTCATACGCGATCTTTGCTTGCTTTTTCCGATCTTGCAACGGTTGTGTCGCCGCTCGTTCCGGCTCCCATCCTAATACGTTGATTCGATACTTTAGCGTGCTGTAACAGATTCCGTTCTTTTCGGCTAATTCCACCAACTCTTTTGCAATGCGCTTTTTCTTTTGCGGCGGTGTCGTGATCGCTCGTTCTTTTTTCCAAGCCAACGAACGAACCCGCACCTCTAACAGCGCCGGACTTACTCCATATGCCGCGGCCCTTTCGTATTCTTCCGGTGTGATATAGAAATCAAACATCCACACCACCTCTTTTATGAGTGTCGGTTCTTCATCGCAATCTCGTATACTCGATTTCTATCTTCTAATGATCGCCATACCCAATGCCGCTTGTGTTGCTCGTACCATTCAAACCAATGCGGTTCAAAGTCTGTCCGTTGAGTATATCCAGCGCAGGAACGACCATCGTGATACAACTCTACACGCACCCATTTGTATATACCGTCCCGATGTATCACCAGCTTGTAATCGTCGCTTTTTCCCCATTCCCAATCTTTGACGTAGCCTAACACTTCCCACTCTGGAAACAGTTTGGCGAATCGTTCCATCAATTGTTCATCCGGTTTCTCGCCTTCCAAAAAATCGAATATGGTTGTTTGGTTCATATACTTCACTCCACAAAGACGATGTATGAGAATTTTGCGGGTTTGCTTTCAAATACCTCAATGATCTGCAGCTTTTCCCCGTCCGGTGTTTTGATCGTTTTCTCCACCACAAACAGCTTTTTCATACCGTTCCCCCTCCACGTATTCCTCACGAATCACTTTCCGTTGCCACTCTAGCCAATCCATATTTTTCTTCCTCCTCTTCAAAAAACTTTTCAAATGCCCGTTCCGTTGTGTTTGGTATTAGACCTTCTTTAAACAGAGCGTATTTATCTTTTCCAAAATGCGGGCCAAATCGTTTCGCTCGTTCTTGCCGCAACCATTCCGCAAATTCATAATCACGATGGGCTTGCCGATGATGTTCGTCACATAACGGAGCTAAATTGCGCCAATTGCCGGATCCTAACTTGCTTCTAAAAACGAGATGGTGTGCTTGAATCGGTATTCTTCCGCATATCATACACCGATCACCGAATTCCTCGATCATTCGTTCATAGTTGGCTTTGCTGATTTTTGTCCGGTCTTTTGCTTTCGGTATCACTCGGCCTTTGTACGTTTCAATCTTCTTTTTCCGCTTCTTTGGTATCTTCGTTTTTCCCTTCCGGCGCGGCTTGTCCTTTCTTTGTGTCACTGGCTTGGGCGCTGGATGGAATTCATTTGAAAGGTTCACTTTCCCATCTCCTTTAGTAATCATAGTGACCTAGCAAACTAGGAATCTTTTTAACTTTCGTTAGCAAGTCTCTCCCCATATCCCGTTCCGGCGTTTTTTGATTTTTCCTTTAAGGGCGCGGTCCATAATGAGAACCGCGACCTCTTCATGCGTCCGTCCAAAGTGTTCCGCTATATCCATAAGGGATTTTCCTTCGTTCCACATCTTTTCAAACTCAAACACTTCTTCCATCGACCACGTAAAATCCAATTCTTCTAACGCAATATAAGTATTGTTCCGCTCTTTTTTGAGATACCGTTTATGAATTCCGTATATTGCCGATTCTTCAATTTGCTTTTCTCTTTGCACTGAATCGAGCACGAGCCTCCGCCATCCTTTGCCGTAAAATTTGCAATTCTTGTTCTAGGACTTGTCTATTGCGCATAGAATATTCACAGGAGCAAGGGGAAATGGAATATCCCCATGAATAAACAGCTTCATAAATTTGACCTGTTCCGAAACATTTCGAGCAACTCATAGTGATCTACCCCTTCAACTTGTTTTTTTAACTTGATAAGCTCTATAGACAGCTTTGCGGCAGCCATGTAGTCTTTCTTTAATTCATACTCACGCTTCTTTCTTGACAATTCAGCGATCTTACGAAACCGTTCATCGACATACTCAAGTGGAATAATTTTTGGAATATCTTTTTCCATATATCAAAACCCCTTTAAACGATAGTCTTTGCCTTCAAACTTAATGACTTTTGTACCTTTCATCATTCGGGAAACAATGCGGCCGCCGTGTTGGCCGTATTTTGCGATCAATTCATCTGACTTATAGTTCGTGGTGTAAATAGTCGGTTTTCCCATTCTCGCGTAAATCACTTGGAACAATTTATCTGTCGCCCAACTTTCCAAACCATTTTCGCTCTTGACATATTCCGCTCCAATATCGTCTAATACAAGCAGGTCTGCTTCATAACACATTTCTAATATTTCCGATTCCGTAAAATGGCTGTCTTTTCCGTAACTTTCACGTATAACCCGTAGCAAACTTGGCGAATCTAGGAATATCACGACATAACCAAGCTTTTTCACGTATTGCGCAATGCTGTAGGCTAAATGGGACTTCCCTAAACCGTATCCACCTTGAAAAAGAAGTGACTGCCAATCATACTCTTTGTTCAAGATGCTAGGGAAATTCTTCGCGTACCATTGCGCTTTTTTCTTTGCTTCCTCTTTGCTTGGATGATCAGGGATGTAATTATCAAAATTAGCGTTTAACAGGTCATCGGAGATGAAACTGAACCGTTCAAATATCATTTCTGCTTTGCGCTTTTCTCTCTCTTTGTAGTAATCGTTGCACTCTTGTTCCAGTTTCTTTGTTTCGCATTGTAAACAGTGGCTAATTTCTTTTTCTTCGCCGTTGAATACCGTTTTAATAATGCTGACTTCACTTCCGCAAGATTCACAAATCCGCTTGCCTACAATTTGGAACCTAGAAGAGATTAGAGTATGGATTGCTTGCACCGTTTTTCACACCGCCTTTTTGGTTAAGGTACGATTCAAATTTCGTCCCGAACAGCGTTTCCGGCCGTAAGTATTTATTCATTTTCGGGTCATTAAGCCATTCAGCGACTTTCTTATCAATGACGGTTTTAAAGTCATCTAAACGGAATCCTTCGTTCCAACGTGCTCTTATGAGTTGTTGTGTTTTCTTGGATGTATGTCGGTAAGACGTTCCTGCTTTTTTATTTAAGTAGTCAACAATTTCGCGATAAGGTATAGATATATTTGTAGTATTCTCTGTAGTAATCTCTGTATTGTAATCTCTGTATTTGTCTGACGTTTCAACGTCATACCCTCTGACGTTTGAACGTAACACCCCTGACGTTTCAACGTCATACCCCTGACGTTCTAACGTCACACCACCTTGACCGAATGTGATTTCTAGCACTTTTTCCGGATTCAATCGAATAAATAACACGTTAGCAAAAGCCTTGCCGTCTACATGAATGTTTCTAAACTCCCTTACGATCAATCCGGCATCTTCCAGCCGCTTCAATGCATCCTTTACTTGCCGTTTGGTGAATCCGAATTGTTCCGCAAAGCTGTCATAACTTCGTTGTAGCAAATCAGCTTTGAACCGTTTCCTAACCTCTTTAATTCGCCCTGTCAATTCATCTTTAATGATCGCTGGACGATACCAATAAACGATTTCCGAAAGTAACACAATCGCTACAACGTCCGGCTTGCCGCTATCGAATTTAATCACGTTAAACCAATTGTGTGGGATGACTGTGCCTTCAAAATTGATTTTTCCTATTTCATCGACTATTGGATGACCTGTCAGCATTTGCTCACCTACTTACTTTGGTGTAAAATGTATTTGGGTATTTATTTTTTTATTTGTCCGATGTTAGCGCATCGGGCTTTTTTATCCGACCTTGCCAGCTAATGCTTTTGCAAGCCGAATTGCAGGTACCAACAAATTGAGTTCTTCCACAATGTCGATCGGCTTGATGTTTTTATCACCTTTCATTCTGCGGTTTTCTACGCGTCTTTTAATATCCACGTGATATTGCGCCCCTAATAATTCGTAAACTCTGCTGTATGCTTCATCAAAGCCGATCTGTTCTTTCTTCGATAATGCACGAACCGCATCGTTAAACTGCTTTCGCAATGGAAGGTTAATGTCAACTAAACCGCGTTTTAAATCAACAATTTCATTGGTGGTGTTAGCGATTTGCTGCTTGGCTTCATCTGCTTCCTTGCGAACCATCGCAATTTCCTGTTCAAGCTGTTTTTGACGAAGTTCTAACGAGATTAATGTTTGGAGTTGTGGGCTTAACATTTGAAGATTGACTGCGTTTTCTTTGACGTTGTAATATTCATCAACAAGTCGTTCGTATGCTTCCCATGCTTGATCTGTATTTAACGATTTTGCATGGAGCCAAGCACCTTTTTCTGTCCAAAGGTAAAGCAATGGAGCCCTTTTTGACTGTTCCGCAATTTGCGGATAAGTTGATTTAAAGATCTTTAAATCCTCACCTTGCAACAAAATGAAATGTTTTCCCGGTTTATAACGCTCTTTGTTCCGACTAAAATTTTCGGAAATGCGCTTTTCATCTGTTCCATATGCTTCCGCTAATTGTTGAGTAGTCAAAACGCGTTGGCCATTTTGTTCAATTACCGGTAAATTCATTACGTCTCCCCTCCACTGTGTTAATGAATTTGATTAACTCTTTGTTTTTGTGTTTATATGCAAGCTGTTTTGTCGCTTTGAGTGATACGAACCATTTACCATCGCGATAGATAAACTCACTGTCTGGTACATCTTTGAAGATTGGGAATAGCTTTTTATATTCCGCTAAATTAACTGGATCCAACTGTTTCACCTCTTCTTTCTTTTTGCATCGCTCAAATTTGAGCGCATTTATGAAACTTTATTATCTTTCTTGATCTCGATTAGCTCCCCGATTTCGCAGTCCAATGCTTTGCAAAGTCTAGCGATGGTATCCAAACGGATTGCACGTTTCTTGTCATTAACGAGGTCGTAAAGGATGGTAGGGGATAAATTGGCCATCTTTGCTACATCTCGAACGTAGCGGATTTTCTTTTTTGCCATGACTTCGAGCAGCTTAATTTGAACATCTGTCATTTTCTCACCGCCTTTCTATATATTCATTATAAACATTTATGTGGTTATTGTAAATACATAAATATTTATTTTGCAAAAAAGTTTTTATTTCCTACGCATATTGTTGTATAATTTGCATATAATGATAGTAATAAGCGAGGTGTGTCATCATGATTGTACGGAATAACCTTCGCGTCCTAATGGCGAAACATAAAATGAATATCAAAGATGTTCATGAAAAAACAGGATTAAGCCGTACCACAATTTCCAAACTGTATAATGAAGAATCAACAACTATTGCGTTTGAGACAATCAGCAAACTTTGCGAACTGTTTAATTGTGATATTGGCGATCTGCTTTATTTGGAGGAAGTGGAGGAAGGGAAGGAAGAATAACCCTTCCTCGTTTGTTTCGTGTTATCTTCGTACTGTTCATTAATCCGCTTTTCTTAAACCAGCCATTGCAGCGACTTCTAGCCACTGATTAAAACCCCTTATATCCTTTGGGTGCAATTCAATAAACACTTCTCTGTCTTCAAGAATACAGCGAATTTCCACATTACCTCTTTTGTTTAAAGTATGTGTCCAATGTTTTACATACTCTTTTTCCTGTTCCATTTATTCACTTCCTTACATCGCATTATGTGTCTAATAAGCCTTACGCCTGTTCAAAAAATCACTGACACACCGCATATTTACTTTCTAACTCATACAGTTTTTTATATACCGAACTAATCGGACGGTTCAGTTTGGCCGCTAATTCCTTTTTAGGTAAGTGTCGATTTTCCCAAAGGCATTGTTCTTCTTCCGGTGTCCATATCACCCGCGGTCCCCCTACTTTTCTCCCGACATTCTTGGTTCTTCTGCACCCGATGGAATCAGCGAGATGACGCATTTCCTTGCCGATTTCGCACTTTCGGCAAGCGATAAAATAAGCATTTGGCTCGAATTGGTGAGGGCAGCCTTTACATTGATCGAGAAGGTTTTGTATCTGTATGCGGATTTTTCGTTTCTCCTCCCTTGTCATGACACTTTCCCCTTTCCTTTCACTGGCTTTGTAATGGCTTCCTCTAACGTCCATCCTAAAATTCGCAAGCGCATGGAAACTTGTTTGCGTGTAATCCCGTTCTTTTTGGCAATCTCTAACGCATAGGCCGGAATGTGTAATTTTCTGCGCGTCTTTGGTGTATGTATGGCCTTTTCTAGCGTCCATCCGGCGTTGAGTCGATTCCATATATCCACGCGGGAAAGGCCGTTTTGTTCCGCGATTTTGACCGCTTCCTCCGGTAAGATGGATTTCACATCGTTGCCGAAACGATCATGCGGCGGTGTGTGGATGGCTTCGTCTATATCCCATCCGTAATTTATGACGCGAGCGTACAGCGTTAGATAGCTAACGCCGTTCCGCTTCGCTTGCTCGATTTGTTCGCGGGTGAAAACGGGATTCCATTCTTTCATGATTCACCCTCCTTCAATGCTTGTTGGGCGTTCCAACCTTTATCCATCATTATGACGTACTCACCGTTTCCTGCTCTTTTGTATGTTTCGGGATGAGCGTACCATTCCAACACTTCTTTATACCGTTCCACTTTGGCTTGCACTTGTTCAAACTGTTCCCGTAACTCCCAATATTCTCGATCAAGTTTTTGGAATAAGGACAATATTGCTTCTTCGCAATCGGAAACGATTTTTACACATACGCCATATTCGTTGGCGTTTCTTGCAAGTGCCGCATTTACCGCATTGTGCCGGATGGAATCGAGATAATTTTTGATTTCTTGTAATAAATTGCTCATTTTACCTATCCCTCCAATGCTTTTTTAGCAATTCTATATTCCCGTGAAGCTATTCCTGACCATTCAGCAATCTCTTTCAATGCTTTCTCATACCGTTCTGCTTTGGCTTGTGCTTGTTGGAGTTGTTGTTCCAGCAGATGAACCATGTTGTTTGCTTGTTGTTCGTGTGATTCTTTGATTTTTACTAAATTGTTTAGTTGTTCAATCTCCTGCTGTAACTGCTCCACTTTTTCGATAAGGTATTTAGAATACTCGATTAATTCATCTGCGGTATTGGTGGAAATATAGCCTTGCCTGTCATATTCAAACTGAATAAAGTCAAGATGTTCCTTTATTTCTTTCAATAGCTTTTTATTGTTCATTGTCCATCCCCTCCACTTCTACACCCGCCGCTTTAAGCGCAGCCAAACAAATAGCAAGTGGGGCGGTTTCTGATAATGAATGTCCTACTTCATTAGGTCCTGAAACAACCCGAACATCGTAATGCTCTGCGAATGTATCAATATCTACGTACAGTTCCTTTTCTCGCAGCTTCTCGACGACCTTCCAGGCGTCTGCGACGTTGGTTGAAGGTTTGAACTGATAATCTGGAATATGTGGCGGTTCTTCTCTTTTGTATAGAACATAGCCGGATAAATACGCTGAACCTTCTATTTCTTCTGGTTCCCAACCCATCACTTTCTCCGCAACCAAACGGTCAATCTCACGCAGATTCATCGTCATCCCCCTTTACATCAAAACGATGTTCTACTGGGCAAATGAGTTCGATTTCGTTATCATCAACACAGCGTTTCAAACCTCTCAAGTATGGTCCGTTTTCCACATCGACAAACTCAACCATGTCTATTCCGTACCTTTTATGTCTGACAAAATCTCCTGCGTGATATTCTCCTACCTCACGCCCGATCGCCGCCCATCTCCGGCGCTCTTTTTCGGCTGCGATTTCCTTTTCAGTAGCTAAACGTACATCTTCTCTTGGGGTGTTATAAAATTCTTCTCCGTCTGCTAATCTTTTAAGCGTAAGATAACAACGTCCGTCATCTTTCATTGGGGTATCGCATTGAAATCGAACAATTTCGCAAATATCACCAAGCCACACAACCCAATCCCCTACTTTGAACGGTTCCTCGATTTCGTAGCCATTTCGCAAAATTTGAGTTAGCAAAGGCCATAGTGATGGTTCTTGATTGACGATTTCAACAACCTTTTGGAACGTTTCTGCCTGCTTTGGCGTTAATTTCACCGGTTCCATCTCAATCCACCTTCCTCATCTTCACGAAATAATACTCATATTCACTCACACCGCTAAATAAACTGAACCTCTCTTTCCGATCATCGTAGTTGAATATCTTTTTGGATTTCCGAATCTTCTGAATGGGGCACGCGCACTCATAGCCCTGCGCTTCAAATGCGCGTACCGCTTGCAACATCTCCGACAACCGATGGCGTTGAATTCGAATTAACATGCTTCCAACCACCACACTAGGAAGAACGGGCCGAATAAAAGGATAATTAGTACATAATCCAGCCACCATAGCCCTAATTCTTTGGCAAGTTCATCCACCGTTTTCCCCTTTTCCATGTGTATCCTCCTTTATGTAGCAAGGAGCATTAAGCCCCTTGCTTTTGTTTACCGGTCAAAATTTCAATTGCTTTGCTTGCTTCTGCTGCCGTCCAGTCTTCCATATCTTTATCCGTGCCGATCTGCTCTTTTAATAAGCGGTAAAGCTCTGCTTTCGGATATTTGTCATTTGCTTTTTTCGTCAGCAAGGAATCAATGTAATTCAGTTGTTTATCGGTCGCTTTCGGCTGTTCCGTTGCCGCGTTGCCGTCGTCATCTTCCTCTGCGGCGATACCTAATGCCGCGCATAAGCTGTAACGTCTTGCGTATGTGACCGCGCTTCCTGCGCCTTGTGCAGTGACTTTGCCCATCGGCAATTTCAACGGTTCACTCTCGATGTACTCGCCGCTACTGTGTAAAATAAGGGTGGTAACGCAAATGTTTTCACCTTCCGTTGTAGTCGATTGGAAGAAGGAAAGGCCGTTCTTTGCTAAATAAGGCTTGATCGTGCTGATGATTTCTTCTAACGGGCTGTATTTGCTTTTGAAATGCGGGTTTTCCGCTGTTTTCTTTGGAGCCGGACATTCTTCTTGGAATTTGCAAAGAGCAGCAGCAATATTTGCGATACTTTCCGAACGTTTCATTTTCTTATTCCTCCTTTTGTGGTACACTATCCGTAGGTTCATTTTCTTTGTAGCGCGGAAGCTGGCTGACATGCGCGATTACTTCGGCCAGCTCCGCTAATCTTTCTTCCAGGCGTTCAATTTTCCGTTGTAAATTCTTTATTTCCCCTTCTGTCACTTCATATTGCCGTTGCAGTTCCTCTAATACAGTTGTCATACTCAACTCCCTCCAAATGGCTGCTGTATTCGATTGTCACGCCATCCAGCACGTGCATATCGACGAAAGACTGAACCACGTTATGCACTTCGTAAAAGCCTTCCTCACCGTCGGCGGTTTTTACTCCGGTTTGCTCGACGATCTCTTCAAAATCGGGAATCCGCATTTCTTCTTCATAACAACGGTTGAGATAACTGAAAATTTTTCGCTCTTTTTCGTTCACCATCTCACCTCCTTAAAATGGGATACAGTTTCCGTATTTTTGGTACTCTTCCCACGATAGCAGCAAGTTTTCTAATGTGTTCATTTCGTGTTCTAATCCAGCAATGCGGCCATGAATCCATGCTTTTGTGCGATCATCCATTTCCTTTGCAAGCTCTGCCGCATAATCGTTCATGGAACGCTTGATTAACTCAATACGGTAGCGAATCGCTTCTTCCACGTTCTCACCTCCTTATTGGGCTTCGCGTTCCATCCAACGGAAGAACGCCTCGCGATTGACTTTTTTATGCCGGCCAATTCGCAATAATGGGAAGTCTGGCCGTTCCATGATTTCGTAAGCAATCCGTAAGCTGCAGCCAAGAATTTCAGCAACGTGTTTCGCGGTAAGTATAAGTGGATACCGTTCTTTCGTTTGCATAAATCTCTCCCTCCTGTTTCGTTATAGGTAAACTAATCAGCAATAAAAAGTTTCTCCACCGGAACACCTAACACATGGGCAATCCGAATGGCTAACCGCAAACTTGGTGTTTTTGTCCCTTTCTCAATCCGATTGAGATATGAAGCAGAAATCCCCAATTTTCTTGCCAATTCTGCTTGTGTCATGCCTTGTTTGTTCCGGTAGTAAGTAATTTTGTTACGCAATAACTAAACCCCTTTTTGCTTTTGGTTTAGTTATTGCTCAACCTAACTCTAATTATACGCATGTTTCGCTATAAGTCAATAACTTAAATTAACTTTTTTTCATTTATTTTCACCTAATTTTATTCATTTTCATTTAAAAGGAATATTTATCACCTTATTTCTGTTAATACAATGTTGATACATTGTAATTACAAATGCATAATATAAGTTGAGTTGCAGTGAAACAAATCGGGGAATAAGGGGTGAAAATGCTTGGAACAATTAAAAAACATTGGTAAAAAGATACGATTCTACCGTCAGCAAAAGGGATGGTCACAGGAACAGTTGGCAGATAAATTAGGAAAAAACAAAAGCTATATATCAAGGGTAGAAAATGGTAAAGAACGGCCAAACCTTGAATTTTTGGTCAGCGTAGCCGATGCACTTGGAATTAATGTCAAAGACCTATTTGATGATGAATATGTCGTTCCGGCTCCAAAGGAATTACAGGACATTGGAATGGAGTGGATCGTCCTAAATAAAGAATTGAAAGAACAAGGATTCACGCCGGAAAAAATCCGGCAGTTAGTCAAAATTGCCAAGATGTTTACTAAACTAAATGGCGAATAATGTCGAAAAAGAGCAATCAAATTTCGACATTTTTCCCCTTTCCGTATAGGTGAAAAGGAGTATAATTGAGTTAAACAGAATATACAAACATATGTTCTATATGAAAGGGGAAACGCCGCCATGGAGGGGAAAGTCATTTATACCGACCAGCTGCCGGAGGGCATGATTTTTATTTTGCCTGATAATGTCCTTCTTGTCGGAAAATCTTCAGCGAAAGGGGCAGAAACAGCATGAAGGGGTATTTCCGCAAGAGGGGAGATAAGTGGAGCTTTACGGTAGACATTGGGAAAGACCCGATCACCGGAAAAAGAAGACAAAAGACGGTATCGGGTTTTAAAACAAAGAAAGAAGCACAAGCGGCTTGTGCGGAGTTGATCGCAAAAATTGAAAAAGAAGGATACATCGAACCGGCACGATTGACTCTTGCGGAATTTGCAGAAAACGTCATAAAGGGGGAAATTGAGCCGAATTATCGACCGAATACAACACACATATATATTCAAACGTTAAGGCTAATCAAAGAAACGATTGGACATATCGAGCTATCTAAACTTAATGCCCTACACATTCAACACTTCGTGAAATATTTAAGGGAGAAAGGATTAAAAAACGGAACAATTAAACTGCATATTTCAAAACTGAAACGGATATTAAGGTTTGCTACTAAATGGAAGTTGATTACGTACGACTTGGCCGCAGCCATCGAAATGCCAAAGACGACCGAAAAGAATATGAAATATTGGACATTTGACGAGTGCATGAAGTTTTTAGAAAAAACCAAAAACGAACAATATTATTTAGTATTTTTATTAACCATATTTACCGGATTGCGGCGCGGGGAAGTGTTAGGGATTCCGATTCATAACGTAGATTTTGAAAACAATACGATTAAGATTGACCAACAAATTACTGTTGTTAATGGAAAAGCGAGAATTGAAAAAGTATTAAAATCGGAAAGTTCGCATCGAGTGATTGATGTTCCGTCCGATATTATGCACCAATTGAAAAGACATATTCATGAGAAAAAGAAATTGTTTTTTGAGCTCGGAATTCAAAATAAACATAACCTTGTATTCACAACATCCAAAGGAACGCCGATCTACCCGGGGAATGTTTCTGCGCGTTTCCGAAAATTGTGCAAAGAGCTTGGAATGAAGCCAATTCCTTTTCATGGATTGCGGCACTCTCACGCTACGATGTTAGCAGAAATGAAAGAGAATGTCCATGCCATCGCAGAACGGTTAGGGCACTCATCGACGACCATTACGAATGAAATGTATATTCACCTTACGAACAAAATGAAATCGTCATTGAGCGAAAAATTAGAGGCCATTTACAATGAAACAATGAAAAATCATGGTTAA